CACCCCGCCTATATAAGTCAGTGAAGTTGCAGGCCGGCACAACGTAAATTCCTAAGTCACTAGCTATATAAGGAAGCTTATAGTTAACACAGCTCATGATGGACCCAATCGTAAGTGGGCAGGTTTGAGAGAGTTCCTGTATAAACTCTAAGCCTATAATCCCCTGTTGTCCCTGTCGTAAGACAAACTTCAGGGTTTTGTAAAAAACATTGATTTCATTAAAAAAGAGTTTTAAGGTTAAGAGAGGGGGTTCGTTGTGAAACGCGCCCCTTTTAAATAGTATTATGGAAGACCAAAAGAAAATAGAATTTTATAAATATCTAAAAGAATTATATCCTAATTTAAAGGATACTACTATCATGCTTATTTTGGAAATTAGCCTTGAAGTAATTCATGCAGAAAATAGCGAGATTAATTTTCCTTTAGATAGTCTTTTATTACCGCCGAATGAATGTACTATAGATAGTAAGAAATATAATTGGAATATAAATATAGAAAAACATGGTCGACTTTACCAAAAAAATTAAATAGTCCGATAAATTTAGGGGACCAGCACTATAGTATTTAGCGTCTGGTTCTTATTGTTAGTATCCTCAAGGTACATCGGAGTACTTCAAATACTGGGATGAGTAGAGAGATAGATGTAAGTATGGTTATACTGCTGATGATGGTGATTTCATTAGTGGGTATAACTATTTTTATTTAAATTTCTGTCCTATACAACGAATTATATATACGACTATAACTAACCTAGATGGAACTACTAAAGTAAAGAAAACTCGTGAATTGCAGTTCCCTGACTTTTACGATTATGACTATTACTTCTTTCTAGCAGTAGAAGATGCAGAAGGTTTAGGTAAACATTTATGCGCATTAAAGAGTAGACGTAAAGGTTATTCATACAAGAATGCAGCAATGGCATGCCGTAACTATTACTTATTTCCTGGTAGCAAGACATATATATACGCAAGCAATAAGCAATACCTGACAGAGGATGGCATTCTTACTAAAGCTTGGGATTATATGGACTTTATAGATAAGAATACTGCGTGGGGTAAGAAAAGATCTGTTAATACTTCGATGCGTAAACGTGCAGGTTTCTTTACTAAAGATGAATATGGTAATGAGGTGGAATTAGGTTTCAAATCAGAGATTATTGGTGTTACTCTAAAAGATAATCCTGACGTAGTACGTGGTAAAGCCGGTAAACTTATTATATTTGAAGAGGCTGGTTCATTTTCTGAACTAGGTGCTGCATGGCAGATTGCTAGACCTTCTGTAGAACAAGACGGTGTAGCATTTGGTACAATGATTGCTTTTGGTACTGGCGGAGATGAAGATAGCCACTTTGAGACTCTTAAAGATATGTTCTATAATCCAGATGGTTATAACTGTCTAGGATTTGATAATATATGGGACGAAACTCCATCAGATAAGCAATGTGGATTCTTTATACCACAGTATACTAATATGGACTTCCGTGATGAGAATGGCAACAGAATCTACATGGATAAAGATGGTAATACTCTGTATAAGAAGTCTGTAGAGTACATATTATCTGAACGTAGAAAAGTAGTAGAAAATGCTACTAACTCTGTAGCAGTAGATAGATATGTAGCAGAACACTGCATAACCCCATAGGAAGCATGTTTGGAGTTTGGCGGTAATATATTCCCTAAGAAAGAACTACAAGAACAGTTAGCTAAAATACGTACTAATAAGAGTCTTAGTAATGTAAAATAGGTTGGAGATCTAGTGTGGGAGCCAGATGGTACACTTAAGTGGGTTATTAAGAAACATGGAGATGTAACACATTATCCTTTAAAGAAGGATGATGATCCAACTGGTGCTATAGTGATATGGGAACACCCTATGAAGGATGCTCCTATAGGATTATATATATTAGGAGTAGACCCTTATGACCACGATCAATCAGGTACTAATTCGTTAGGTTCTACATTTGTTTATAAGAGATTTTAGAATTTTGAAAACTACTACGATATTATTGTTGCAGAATATACAGGAAGGCCTTAGACAGCTGAAGAGTACTATGAAAATCTTCGCAAATTAGCTGTGTACTATAACGGGCGTATCATGTATGAAAACGAACGAAAAGGTCTTTTTCCTTACTTTACTGCTAAGCATTGTGACTATTTGTTGGCTGATCAACCCGATATTATTTCCGATGTTGTTGGAAACTCCAAAGTTCAAAGAAAGAAAGGTTGTCACATGAACAAATAGATTAAGCAATGGGGAGAAGGCTTAATTAAAGACTGGCTTAACGAAGAACAATCACCAGGTAAGAAGAACCTACACAACATACTATCAGAGCCGCTATTAGAAGAGCTTATCAGTTATAATGATACAGCAAACTTCGATAGAGTCATGGCGTTGATGCAGGTAATGATATATAGAGAACAGCTATATAATGTTAAAGTAAAAGAGAAAAAGAACGAAAATAGGAATCGAGTATTGTTTGACGGTCCTATTTTTACTCAAGATTGGTTTCATGACGATGAAATCGATAATAATATAGAAGCATATATGTTTTAATTATGAATAATATCAATCAGTTTCCGATATAGAAACTTCCTATGTCTAAGAAGACAAAAGCTTGGTAGGAAGCCTGTGTAGACTATATTATAGGACACAGTTAGGGAGGATCTAGAAATGGCAATACTAGGACACGTAAGGAAGAAATGTAGACTTACTATGATCTTTACAATAGTATATATAATGAGAAAGATCTAAAGTATGTTACAAATCCTTTTAAATAGTAGGATGGATTCCCAGCTATGGCTTAGGATTATAATATAATCAAGCCAAAGATAGACTTACTATTAGGAGAGGAAACTAAAAGGCCATTTAACTTCCGAGTTACACGTACTAGTGATATTGCTACTAGTGAGATGCAAGATAAAGCTAAATAGATGTTAATAGACTATATTCAGGCTACTATTATGAGTAAGCTAGGGCCTGAAGAATAGCAAAGATATCAGCAAGCTTTAGAGTCTGGAGAGATTATGACTCCAGAATAGATATAGAAATACATGAGTAAAGACTATAAGGATATAGCAGAGATAACAGCATATCATAGTCTTAATTATTTAAAGAATAAACTTAATATTACTCATGAATTCTTTAAAGGGTGGAAAGACGCTTTGATAGGTGGAGAAGAGATATACTATGTAGGAGTATTAAATGGACAACCATGTATGCAACGCATCAATCCTTTATACTTTGATTATGACACTGAAACATCAGATATAGAGTTTATTCACGAGGCACAATGGTGCTGTTATGAGATGATTATGTCTGCAACTGAGATATATGACAGGTTATATGATAAAATGTCTGAGAAGCAGTTAAATGAGCTCCTGGAGCTAATGGAAGATGGTGCCAAAGGAGGTATAAATCCAGAACTTAGAAAGACATCATTAGACTATGCTCATATCAAATTACATAACATAAACGGATTCACTTCTAACCCATTTGACGGTTCGGACAATATTAGATTGTGGCATTGTTGTTGGAAGTCATTTAAGAAGATTGGATTTGTAACTGTAATTGATCCTGAAACTGGTATGCCAGAAGAATATGAAGTTGATGAGACTTATAAAGAAACTGGTATGGAGTTGAATGTAGAGTGGAAATGGATAATTGAAGTATGGGAAGGGTATAGATACGGTGAAGACGGTTATGTAGGAATATAGCCTGTAGACTATCAGTATGTATCTGCAGATAATCCTAATGCTCAAAGATTACCATATACTGGAGTAATATATAATAATACTAATAGTAGACCTAGGAGCCTAGTTAGTATGATGAAACCTTTGCAGTATATGTACATAGTACTTTGGTATAGATTGGAGTTAGCTATGTCTAGAGATAAAGGTAAAGTAGTAAATATGGATATTACTCAGATACCTAAGTCTATGAACATAGATGTATCTAAATGGATGCACTACTTATCTGCTCTTGGCGTTAACTTCATCAACCCATATGAAGAGGGTTGGGACATACCTGGTAGAGAAGGTGGTAAACCATCATAGTTCAACTAGATTACTGCATTAGACCTTTCTATGGCTAATACTATTGATCAATACATCAATTTGATGGATAAGATTGAAAGTATGCTGTCTGAAATATCTGGAGTAAGTAAACAGCGTGAGGGAGCTATAGCATCTAATGAATTAGTAGGTAATGTAGAAAGATCTGTAGTACAGTCTGCTCATATCACTGAACCTTGGTTTTGGGTGCATAACCAAGTGAAGAAGGAAGCTATCACAATGTTGCTCAACACAGCTAAGTATGTATGGAAAGATAATAAGACAGAATTACATTACATACTAGATGATGCTACTAGAGCTTTCATTACTTTATCTGAAAATTTCTTCTATGAGGACTATGATATATTTGTAGAAGACACTACTAAAAATCAACAACAGATAGAAGCCCTTAGAAATCTTATGCAGCCTGCTATGCAAAATGGAGCTAGCTTACTTGATATTGCTGAGATTATTACTATGGATAATGTTACTATGATCAAGGGTAAACTTGAAGAAATAGAGTAGAAACGTATGGAACAGCAACAAGCTATAGAAGAAGCTCAAGCTCAACGTGAACAGCAAATGATCCAAATGCAGAATGAAGTTAAGGAAGAAGAACTTATGATTAAGGAAGCTGAGATGGATCTTGAGAAGTATAAGATAGATTCTGATAATGCTACTAAGATCACTGTAGCTCAACTCAATGCTTATAGGGGTGTAGAGGATATGGACTAGGATAATAATGGAATACCCGATCCTATAGAGATAGCAAATCAAGCCTTAGCTGAAAGAAAACAAGCATCTGATGAAGCCTCTAAACAGTTTGAATTCAATACTAAAATTCGTGAACAAAAGATGAAGAAAGAGATCGAAGATAAGAAAATTGAATTAGAAAAGCAAAAGTTAGAAGCTTAGAAGTAGCTACAAAAACAAAAAGATAACGCAGCTTTGGAACGTGAAAGGTTGAAAGCACGCACGGCACTGAAGAATAAAACGGTAGGAGAGAAGTAATATGAATTGGTTTAAAGAAACATGGTGGATTATTAAATAGTTATTCACTAAAGTAAAGGCAGATAAAGTTTAGTATAAACATATGGAACATTACCCAGCTAGTGGGTATTCTGCAATGAGTTGGTGTGGGTATCTATTATCTAGAAAAGATGAAAGTCTTATAACTCCTACTACTTGGAATCATGAGACTATTCACTTATACTAGGCTAAAGATAAAGGTTCTTGGTTGAAGTACTATTGGTCTTACTTAATACAATGGTTAAAAGGAAATCCAATAATACATCCAGCTTCAGGAGCTTATTATACTATTTGTTATGAAATGGAGGCTTATGCTAATGCTGAGAATTTAGACTATCTAAAAACTCGTAAGCCTGAAAATCTTAACAAATATAAAATCAAAAATAGAAAGAAAACATACAAAAAGTATGGTAAGAAAGGTTTTTTAGAATATATTAAAACATTATAAGGAGAAATAATTATGGCATGCGGAGGAAAGAAATCTGGCTCTAAGAAGGGCAAAGGTGGAAAGAAATAATTGAAAAGTTATGGATAAGAAAGCATTTAAACAAAGAATGCAGAATCTAAAGGCTTACCGGGAGTCAAATCCCGGTAAGACCTATTTAGATTGGAAAGTATCAGCATTTGCTGATGGTGGCGAAGTGCCACCTACTAACAGACCTGAACCTATTGAACGTATTCCTTATAAAGGCAAATTGTATACTGATAAATATGGTCAGAAATATACTGAAGAGTAGTATTATGACTATATTAATAACTCTACGGATGAAATAAGTAAGTTCGATAATAGACCTATGGTCAGAGGACTTAAACCTATAACAAATTTAGAAGATGTTGCGAATTTTACTCCTATTGGTGATGTTATTGCTATAAATGATACTTATTAGGCAATAAAGAATGATGACTGGCTTGGTGCAGGACTGTCTGCACTCGCTATGATACCTTTTGTACCTACTACAGTTAAGAACCTTAGAAAGAAGTCTAAAATAGTTTACCCTAATAGACCAATACCTACAGTCAATAAAGCTGCACAAGAAGATGCAATTAATAGAGTTATGAGTCGTAATAACGATAAAATAGCATTGCACGAAAGAGCTTTAAAAGACAGAGATATGGAATATGAAAATTGGATTGAAAACGAAGACGCATTTAGAAGAGCTGTTGATTTTGACAAGAAGTATGGTACTAACTATGTAAGAGCTTATACAGACGAATTAAAGAATTATGCTAAAGGTAGTAAATCAAACGACTTAACTTAGATAGGCATAAAACCAATGTCTCAAGATGGTTCATTCGATCCAGCTATACCTAATTATATATTTATTAGTAGTGATCAAATAGGGCAGGCTAAGCCTAACCCAGGATTGATTAATCATGAATTAGGACATCGAATAGATAAATAGGCAGGAGTTATAGATAACTATGGACAGATAAGTATACCTATATTTGATAAGAGTAAGTTTGAAAGTCCACGTAGACTTAAATAGTTGTATCCTAAGACTTATGATAAGATACAGAACTATCTACTTAACGATTCTGAGATAAAGTCACATATGAATGCATTTAGAACTTACCTTAGAGATAACAATATGTTAAATAATAATGGTAAAGAAACTCTAAATTCTTTCAAGAGGAAACTATTTAATTCTGATTTTGATAATCTTAAGAAGATATTTAATAGTTATAAGAGCGGTAAGTAGTTTATATAGGACTTTAATATGGTTCCAGTAACAAGGATTGATGATAATAACAATTTAGTATAATATGAAAACTACAAGCGATCTTATCGACTATGCTGGCATTATACCAGAATACCCTGTACCATCTTACAAGGATGGTGGTATACATATAAAGAAAAAGAATAGAGGCAAGTTCAACGCCTTAAAGAAAAGAACAGGTAAAACAACTGAAGAACTTACACACAGTAAAAATCCTTTGACTAGAAAGAGGGCTATATTTGCTCAAAATGCTAAAAAATGGAAAAAGGGTGGAAGAAAGAAAAACAAATAATCTAATTAATACTAATTATGGATAAGACTACATTAAACGGCTTTGAAGTATTTGAAGACTTCGCGCCAGGTGCAATGACAAAAACGATAATTATAGAAAAGCCTGAAACAGAAACAGAAGATGATGCTATTGTAGAAGAACTTACTGATGAAGAGTTAGAAGAAATTCGTAAACAAGGTAAGAAGAGCAATACAGAAGATTCTGAGGAAGATGAAGAAGAGGAAGATGTGAAGCCTGCTAAGACTAATAAGAAGTCTAAGAAGGAAGATATAGAAGATACTGAAGAAGAGACAGAGAACGAAGATGAAGATACTGAAGAAATAAATGAAAATGAGACAACTGTCGTTTCTGGATTCTTTGATTCATTATCTGAAAAATTAGGTTGGGAAGATATAGAAGATGAAGAAAAACCTAAAACTGTAGAAGATCTAATCGACTACTTCCAAAATGTAATAGAAGAGAATTCAGTTCCACAGTATGCTAGCGAAGAAGTAGCATAGTTGGATGAATTTGTAAAGAATGGCGGTAATCTTAAGGATTACTTCCAGATTGACGGAGAGCTTGATATTGACGATATTAACATCGAAGATGATGAAGTAAATCAGAAATTAGTACTTAAAGAATTTCTGAAAGAAAAAGGCTTTAGTAGTAAGTCCATTGAGAAGAAACTTACTAAATATGAAGAGGCCGGATTGCTTGAAGATGAGGCTGTAGACGCTCTTGAATCATTGAAGGAGATTAGAGAAGAAAAGAAACAACAGCTATTGGAAGAGCAGAAAAAGACTGCTGAGCTGAATAGAAAGAAACAACAGGACTATTTTAACTCCGTTGTCAACGAAATAAAAGGGTTGGATAACATTCGTGGTGTAAAGATTCCTGAGAAGGATAAGAAGACATTATTGGAATACATATTCAAACCTACTGCTGATGGAATGACTCAATATCAAAAAGATTGGTCTAAGAGCGTAAAAAATTTACTAGAATCTGCATACTTTACTATGAAGGGAGATACTTTGCTTAAAGCTGCAAAGACTGAGGGCTCCAATAAGGCTATAAGCAAATTTAAAGATAGTCTCAATAGAACTGGAGTAAGTAGAAAAACTAGAAAACAGGATAACACTAGCAACGAGTCTATGTGGAATTCTATTGTACGTCAATTGCGTGCAAATTAATATTTAACAAATTAAATTTAAAATTACTAGTATTTTATGGATAATAATATTCTAAATAACTTAGTACTGTACAAAGGAAAATGGTTTAGTGATTTGATTGATACTGCCAAAATTTCGGAGGCTTCACAATAGAATCCATATCAGGTTGCTACCGTGTTATCTTATGTATTTGGAACTAAGGATAATGGTTACAACACTTCTTTGGATATGTTGACTGGTGGTCTTGGTAATGTAATGACCATTGATCAGCCGAGTTGGGAGTGGAAAGTAATGATTGATGCAGATAGAGCTGTTACAATCAGAGATGCAAAATGGAATGGCGCAGCTATTACTGAAACTTCTACTGCTGGTTTGAACAATACTCCTATCCTGTTGTGGTTGGAAGATAACTGGTTCGGTCCTACTGCAGTACTTGAATTCGATAATAAAGACTTCCAAGTACGTGTTTCAGGTGCTCCGTACCAAGATGGTAATCTTTGGGTATATACTTGCTTCGTAGCTGATGGCCAGCCGAGTTCTTATATTCCTTCTGAATATCTGAAACCGGGTTGTCAAGTATCACGTCTTGCTTCTGCTGTTGAAGAATACAGTGAAGAAGGTGATATCCTGAACTATAACACTCATTTCAAGATGCGTAATTACCTTACGACAATTCGTATCAACTATGATATCACTGGTTCAGCTTATTCTACAGTAATGGCAATTGCCCTGAAAGATCCTAAGACTGGAAAGACTTCCTATCTGTGGGCTGATTATCAGGAATGGGTTGCATTACGTGAATGGTATAAGAGATGTGAACGTATGTTAGTTTACATGAAAAACAATGTAAACAAAGATGGATCTTGTAATTTGAAGGGTACTAACGGTCGTCCGGTATTTATCGGTGCTGGTTTGCTTGAACAAATTGCTCCGTCTAACAGACGTTACTATACTCGTCTTACTGCAGAACTGTTGGAAGACTTCTTGTTTGACCTGTCTTACAATGTACTTGGTACTAATGAACGTAAGTTTGTTGCTTTGACTGGTGAAATGGGTATGAGAGAATTCGACAGACTGTTGAAGGAAAAAGTTGTTAACATGAACTTGACGGATACTGTATTTGTAACTGGTTCTGGTGATAACTTGAAGTTCGGTGGTCAGTTCAAGACTTACTCAATGACAAATGGTATTGAACTTACTCTGAAGTATTTCCCGTTGTATGATGATGTAGTATACAACCGTCAGTTACATCCAGTTACTTTGAAACCGCTGGAATCATATCGTATGACGTTCCTGGATCTGGGTAGACGTGATGGTGAAGCTAACATTGTTAAGGTAGTTCGTAAAGATCGTGAGTTTGTTACTTGGTATACTGGTGGTGCTGTTGCTCCGTCTGGTTATGCTAACTCTAAGAATACTCTGAGATCTAACGGTAAGGATGGTTATACCGTATTCTTCTTGGGTGAGATGGGTATTATGCTCCGCGACCCCAGAGCCTGCGGAGAATTGATCATGGAAGCAGAATAATTTCGCCGCGATTGAGGAACCTTAACTAAAATATTCTGTCATAGTAGTATGTTAAAAAGCATACTACTATGATTAGAAAACAATAACTAACTGAACAATCTAATTAAATATTATGGAAGTAATCGTTAGAATAATTAAATCTAATCCCTGGACTGGGATTACAAAGTGGCCTACATGTTATGATTATGTAAGCTCATACTGGACGAGATCTGGTAATCTGTATACTGGCTTGACTGCTGCAGATGCAGAAAGATTAGAAAAAGAAATTGGTTATCAACCAGGGTAGTTATCCCCTAGTAGTTCATTTTGGGACACTTTTGCCATTAAGATTGGTAAGAAGGATGTTATTTTAGATACAGATAGACCAGAAGATGAACTCAAATACATATTCCTCAAGAATCATAAAAGAGTAGCAAATGGTTTAAATAAGATTACAGCAGCTACTGATTATGTTATAATTAACAAAGATAGTGAAGCAGAAGAAGCTAATAAGATCAATAAGATTAAGCGTGAAGCATATAGAGAGATGGATAAGATGTCTATCGAAGAAATGCGTAAGTGTCTTAGACTGTATGGTATTAAATCTGATACTATGTCTAATGAACTTGTAGAAGCCAAATTAACTGAACAGATCGAAAGCTCTCCTAAGACCTTTATGATGAAATGGGTTGAAAATCCAAACAAAGAAATTAACTATGTAATTGAAGAAGCTGTTGCTAAAAACATTATTAGAAAGAATAGAGCTCAGTACTATTTTGGAACTGACTTAATTGGTAATGGTTTAGAGGATGTAATTACATATTTAAAAGATAAAAAGAATCAAGATATTAAGTTAGCAATACTTAATGAAATTAAGTCTAAGTAATGAATAATAAGGATTCTCATATATACTTTAAAGTAATTTTAGATAAGAATGCGGAGGGTATCGCCTTTGGTGGATGCCCTGCATTTTTACCTGAAGAAATAGACTTATTCCTTAATCAAGCTCAACTAGAGATATTAAGTAATAAGACTACAGGTAATAATGCTCTTAGAGTAGATCTAGAGGGTAGCATATCTAATATATCTGAAATTAATAGGCTTATATCTACTGATGAAAATCTCCAAGCGTGGAACACTAATAATAACGAATATGTCATAGATGATATACACGGAGAAGATAATCACAGAATGACTATACTTAGTGCAGTACTTAAATATGGTGACTTAGAAGCTAATTGTAGTATAACCACTCATGCAGTAGCTGGGCTATACAAGTAGACTTATAATAATATACCTTGGGTAGAAAACCCAATTGCTGTACTTGAAGATAATAACTTCTTAGTATATGTTGACCCTATTATGTCATTAGATCCTATGTATGGTCCTAGAACTGACGAAGATGGTAAGTATTATAGAGTAGATATTACATATATAAAGAAACCTAAGAAGTTCAACTATACAGAGCCAGAAGAAGAATTAGACTTCCCAGAAGATGTTATGAATGAGATTATCAATAGAGCTGTAGTAATAGCTTTAGAGAATATAGAATCTCAAAGAACAACTACTAAATTACAATTAAACCAAGTATCTGAATAATTATGACTGAGAGACAATTTCAAATTAATATGGAAAGATAGCTTGATAGTATCATACCTAGCTATGATAAGACTATTAAGTATCCTTCAGATACTTTATTTCATTATCTGAATAAAGCTAAAGATGAATATACTAAATAGTTATTTCGTATATTTCAAGCTAATCAAGAACTAAGTGATAACATTAGAACTCTAGTAAAGACTTAGACTTATAATGCTGGTAACTTTAGAGTATCAGGTAAGAAATGGGAAACAGATTATCCTGATGACTATGTATTTGCATTAGGAGAAAATGTTTACATATCTATAAAAGATAACAAGTGCAATAATTTAATTGTACACGAATCTGATGTATTAGAAGCTACTATAGAGAATATTAGTTCTCAGTTAAATAATAGTTTATCAGATCACAGATTACGCTATAATCAAGCAAGACCATTAAGACTGTATCAAGATAATGCGATTATATTGTATACAGATGGTAAATATGATATTAATAGTTACGAATTAACTTACTTGAGAAAAGCAAAAGATTTAGGTAAATTTGAGGATCTTACTAAAGAGTATACAGATTTACCAGAAAATACTCACCAGGATATAGTAGACCTAGCAGTACAATTGTTAGTAAATAATATAGCTGGTAGTAGATCTAAGGAGACTTAGAACGAATAATAAAGCGTTCGTTTGACGTGGAAATCACTATAGGTGAAAGTAGAAGAACGAATAGTTAGACGTGCGCAAATTGTCTAATAACTAAAAATTAATAAAATTATATGATAACTTCAGTACACACCGTATTAATCGGTAAACAATGTCCTGCTTCTTATACTACGGTAGACGCTTTAGCAAACGGTGATGTTGCTTTGTTCGACGAGAATAAGAGCATTATTACAACAGCTGCTGATGCTGCAGAAGCTACTTCTTTGTATGTAGGTGTTGCAGGTCCGAAAATCAATGTTACTATGCCGGATGGTACAGTAGCTCAGAAAGCTAATATTGACTTCTCTACAGAGATTCAGAAAGCTTCTAAACCGTCTGCAGTAATTGGTAATTATGTTGCTCCTGTTCAGGAAAAAATTACTATTGACTTAAGTGCTGCTACGATCGTTGCAGGTAACCGTTACGTTCTGCGTATCGTCTACAAAGATATGTATGAAGCTCCGGGTCAGTTCACTCACAGTTATGAAGTATATGCTAGTACTAATGTAGCAAATGACTTGACAGAAGCAATTGTTAAGAAGATTAATTCTCATAAAAATCGTAGAGTACAGGCTACTAATGCTGTAGGTGTAATTACCCTTACCGCTATGGTTAAGGATGATAATGAAGGAGTATATTCTTTGAATCAGTACTCAGTAGTTTCTATGGAGGCTTCTTTGTATGAAACTATTCCAGGTGCTCTGTTAGCTAATCAGCCTACAGCTGTTGCAGGTGCTGTTATCACTAAGACTAACGGTACTCCTGGTAAGGGTTACTGGAAGCAAGTACGTGATGCAGAAGTAACTTATATGGGTTATAAAGGTCATGTATTTACAGGCGCTTATCCTATTGTAGAACAGGATCGTAAAGTAGTTGAAGATGCAGAATATGATTACGCTATCATTGAAAACGATAACTTGTATCTGAGCAATGATAATCAGTATATCAAGACTACTCCGTTAACTGCAGAAGTTTATTGTCCTAGTTTAGTTGGTTCTATTGTAGATAAAGGTATTCAGTCATTTATTGCTGGCAAAGAAATAGCTTAATATACATAGAGAGATTAACACTTAGGAAAATACAGTATTCCTTTTACAAATTATAAAAGTGGAGTGTGGAATATTCCACTCTTCACTTTTTTTATTGTTTATATATGGACAAATTAATAAATGTACAAATAAATGGCAATAGACTTAGTTTCAAGGTAGATACAGATATAGATTTATCTGACTACGATGTTGAGGTCTATGTCGATGAAGCATGCAATTTGAAGAATATACTAGATGATATTCCAGAACATAATTATATCCTTACTGAGGAGATTACTATTGAAGATAATGAAGTAGTAGTAACAAATGAAGAGATACTAGAATTAGACTGGAATATAAAGTATATTACATTCAAATGCTATAATGAGAACGAAGAGATTCGTTTCTATGGAGTATACTACAATCCTGAGATTATATATACAGCAGAGATTAGAAAGCTGCATACAAAGTGTTCTACATGTCTTGATGATGAGACTATGTAGAATTTAATGCTTATAGTGTTTAAGCGTCAGTTGTTGGAGTATGCTATACAATCTGGTCATTTCAAAGATGCAATGTTACTTTATATCGATGTATGCAGATTGTTAGAGATATCACTCTAGGGTAATAGCAATAATTGTAATAGTAGTAGGAATTGCTGTAATAATTGTATTCTAACTCAAGACTCTAGATGTTTACGTACTGAGGGAAATAAGTGTCTAAAGTTAGAGAAGGATAAGATTACTAGTACTTCTACTTTATACTCAGGTGGCTGTATTAATGGTTGTTGTAGAATTTAAAATTAAAGAATTATGACACAGAAATGTGATGGTGTAAAGATATTAGATCTAGAAGGAAAAAACTCATTCACTGGTGCTGAATACGCAGTTATTGCTGAGAAAGATGCAAACTATAAGATACCGTTAGAACAGATAGGAGATGTTATTATAAATAGCTCTAAGTTTAAAGCTAAAGTAGATAGAGCGTATACTGCAAGTGTACCTACCGCTAGTGTAGCATTAGAAGACAATGAGTTTACTTTTACATTTGGTATTCCTGCTGGCTCTAAAGGTGATCCTGGTTATAGTGGCAAAGATGGTAAAAACGGTAAAGACGGTAGAGATGGTATAGATGGAGTTCCTGGAATAGATGGAGATACTATCAGAAACGTAATTGCCTATAAATCTACTTCTACTACAGCTAGACCTGACACTCCTGTAGGAGGTAGTTGGGATGCAGTTAACAATATAGTAATATATCCAGCTGGTTGGGTTGGAACAGATGTTAATCCTAACGGTTATGTATGGATGTCTACTGCAGCCTTTTCAAGTAATGGGACTCAAGTATAGGCTTGGACTACTCCGGTTAGACTTACTGGAGAAGATGGTAAGGATGGTGCGGATGGTACTAGTATAGAATTCATCTATAAACTTACTGTAACTAGCCTTACTAAACCTGAAAAGCCTGATAACAATCCTAATCAGACTGATTATGTACCAGAAGGATGGACAGATCAACCTTCAGGTATAAGTGAATCATATCAATGCGAATGGGTATGTAGTCGTACTATAGAAGATAGTGGTTTGTGGAGTGACTGGCAAGGCCCTACTATTTGGTCTAAATGGGGAGTAAATGGTAAAGACGGGGATGGTAGAGAATATATATTCCAACGTACTAAACTACCTGCTCCTCCTCATAATATCACCGATAATAATCCAGATGTAGATGAGTATATACCGTCATCTTATCCAGGAGAAGAACCTTGGACAGATGATCCTAGTGGTGTAAGTCAAACTTATCAATATGAGTGGGTTAGTCAAAGAAAGTACGATGGTAATACTCACAAATGGGGTAATTTTAGTTCTCCAGCATTATGGGCCAAATATGGAGATAACGGTCAAGACGGTATGAGTATTAGAGTAATGTATACTCGTACATCTGGTAGTGATGTTAAACCTAGAGATCCAGATAGACTGAATATTAATCCAGGTAGCATATGGGGTGTAGGTATGCCTACTGCTACTGGTAAACAAGCTATATGGGGTATTCAAGCTTTAGTTACTTACGATAATAAGTTGTATATAGATGAGAATCTTCCTGAGGAAGAAAGAGGATGGCAAGGTCCTTATTTGATTACAGGTGTACCTGGTTTAGATGGTAATAACTTTAACTACCAAGTAGACGCTTTTAAACAAGCTACTACCAAACCTGATAAACCTACTAGTAGTGACCCTTATGCTCCAGGTAATGGTTGGGTAAATGTACCTGATATGAGTACTGGAACATGGTGGAAATCTACCGCATTAGTACAAGGTGAAACAGCAACTGTTATCGAATGGGGAGCTGTTATCAAAGTAACTGGACAAGGAATTGTTATTAAAGGTACTCTAGAATCTACCGATGATTTACCAATGACTGGTAATGAAATAGGAGATGCTTATGTAATTGATGGTTATTTGTGGGTGTGGAATGGAGAGACTTGGGTAAACGTTGGTACTGTTCAAGGTGCAGATGGTAATTATACTGAGTATAGATTCGCTAGAAACAATAGTTGGTCTACTCCTCCTAGCTTAAATAAATCAGATAGGTATCCAACTGGTTGGAGTTCTACTGCTCCTGTATTAAGTGATGGACCAGTTTTATGGGCTACATTTGCTACTATTAGTGGTGTGGATAATACTTTACTTACTGATTGGGCTGATCCATATTATATGACTGGCTCTACTGGTGCTTCTGGTATTCCTGGTGTAGGTTATGAAGTAAAATACTGCAAAGGTACTGAAACTACTTATACTGGAGAACAATGGAGTGACTCAATGAAATGGAAGAGAAATCCTACAGGTTGGTCATTAGATGTACCAGAATTAGTCAATGGAGATGAATACAACTATATATGGTTTATTCAATGTAGAATCATCAATGATACTATGGAGACTGCTTGGTCTAAACCTAATCCTATGGGAGGTATTATAGTACCAGATCCAGTAGGTTCACAGCCAATTATCTATCCTCAAGGTATTTATAGTACTACTACTCCATATATTAACGATGGTGAAAAAGCTCCGTATGTATATGATACTAGTGATGGTAATTTCTATTATCTTAAGTCTGTAATGACATGGATTGGTACACAACAGAATAATGTATCTCCTGCAACTGATACATCTGGTACATGGGCTAAGTTAGAAAATTATGAGGCTGTATTTTCTAATGTATTAATTACTCCAAATGCTTTAGTTGGTGGAGCTGTGTTCAACAACAATCTGATGTTCTCACAGAGAGGTAAGAATGCTAGTAATGAGGATAGTAGTTAGTATCAGCTTATAAATACAGATGATCCTATGAATACATCTAATGCGTTCAGACCTAACTTTTTATTAGACTTCGCCAATGGCGAAGTTTACTTTGGAGCTGGCGGTGTACATTTAGCAGCTAATGGTGCAGATACATCTATTGAAGTAAAAAATGGTAATAATTCTGTTAAGTTAACTAGAGCTGGAATTCTTACCTATCTTGGTAATACTAGATTTGGAATTAGTGAGGCAGGTATGTCTTTAGATATAATGGAGACTGGTACTCAAGTTTCAGTTAGTACTCCCATACAAGTAAAAAAGGATGGCAGTGGTTCATTAGCTAATGGTGGAATAACGTGGGATAGTGACGGTAATCTTACGCTCGAAAGTTCTTTTGAGCAAAATGTATCACAATTAGACTCTCAAGGAATGTATGGATATCTGAATTTGCCAGATATTCCAGAAGGATATGGTAAAACTATACTATTTGTTACTCCAGTATATACAAGATCATATATGGGTCATAGGATAACTATGGCTACTTCAGGTGACAGACTAACTCATAGAGAAATGCCAGAGACATATAGAGGAGACGCTTCTATAAAAACAACAATTGAAGGGACTAGTGGAGTTGTAAATTTGACAAATTCATCTGCATATATATGTTATGGAGTAAAAAATACTGGTTCTTCACACAATACATGGGTTTTAAATCAATTAATGAACTATGGTACTATAGGATAATATGAACGATCCAAAATATTACATAAACGATAAGACTAATTCTATTATAAAGAATAGTATTATCAGAAATAACAGAGATATAGTAGCTACGATTGTGTACAATGAGCTGACAGATTTGTTAGAATATAGTCGCACATCGTAGGCTACTAAGTCTACTGATACAGATATGTTAGCTAGGTTAATTACTAGAGTACATCCTTAGTTGTACAGTAATAGACCTATGAAGTTGTTACCTTACTGTCAATCATGTGATTATGGTTGTGGTAAGCCTACTTGTATTATAGACGATCCATTTATACTTGCTTTATTAGAAGAGAATGAAGATCCTTGGTTATGGGAAGATGGTGGAGTATTATTATTAGAAACTTAGAGATATGAAGATTTAGTAGAAAACCCAAATAATACCAACAAGAATTAAAGGCTTGAAAATTAGTCAAGCTGAAGAACGTGTAAATCTTACTGGTAATGAGATGATACCTTTTTAGGAAGGTGAACATAACGGTAAGATAAAGATTACATCGTTCAAAGGCATGTCTGTATATGTATTTGATCCTGTAGTAACAGATGGAAAAGTAAGTGCAGAAGAATACGGTAGACTATATAATGCTATAAGAGATAATCTACTTATATATACTCCTAATGCTAGCAGAAAAGGTTTGTTAGTATCTACAGAGCATTCTATAGTAAATGGTGAGTTGTAGTTAGAATTTCCTAACTATGTTAAGGAAGAAGGCTCTAATAATATTACTACTGTTGAATTTGAAAGTATTACAGTAAGTAAAGAATTAGACTATAACAGAACCTTATACAATACTTTAGCACTTAAAACTACTGGTGATGGAGATTATGTACTTACTAACAATGGTAAGTATATATATATTGGTGATTTAGCTTTAACCAACATTAAGATTAAGGACAACACTAATACATCTGTATATGATTTAGTAACAGAGGCTATTAATCTTACTAATACAAATACTCCCTGTATCAAATGGACTACTACAAAAAGTGGAGATAACATCTATATAGATCTGTTCTTAGCCAAAGCTACTGTAGATCAAGATGGTATCATGAGTAAAGAAGATAAGTATAAGTTAGATGTTACTATTCCTAATGAATTAGAAAGTCTTAGAGAAGCTCTAAATAAGGAAATTCAAGACCGTAAAGACGAAATAACAAGAGTAGATGGTAGGGTCGATAAAGAAATATCGGATCGTATCAGCGAAATTGAAAGAGTAGATACTAAGATTGATAAGGAGATAGTAGACAGAACTAACGAGATTACTAGGGTTGATGAGAGAATCGACAAAGAAATCTAGGATAGAACTGACGCAGATACTTTACTTCAACAGTAGATAGATAAAGAAATAGCCGATAGAGAAAAAGCTGATGATACTCTATAGAATAATATAAATAAGGAAGAAGAAAGTCGTATACGAGAAGATAATATATTACATGATCGTATAGATTTAGAAATTCATGATAGAACTAATGCAGACATTAGTATAACTGCTAAACTCAATAAAGAAATCGAAGAACGTATATCAGAGATTACTAGGATTGAGAATAAGTTCGATGGTGCTACAGATGACTTAGAAGAAGCTTTACAGCAAGAAATAGCCGATAGAAAAGCTGGTGATACTAGTATCACTAATAATCTAAATGCTTTTATTAATACTAAAGGTCAACCCGGTGGGTTAGCATCATTAGACTCAAACGGTTTAGTTCCATCTTCTCAGTTACCATCTTATGTAGACGATGTATTAGAATATCCTACTTTAAGTGCGTTCCCTGCTACAGGTGAAACAGGTAAGATATATGTTACTTTAGATACTAATCTTACTTACAGATGGTCTGGTACAGGTTATACTGAAATAAGTAAGAGTTTAGCTTTAGGAGAGACTTCTAGTACCGCATATGCTGGAAACAAGGGTAAAGCAAATAGAGACGCTTTAACTAGTCTACCAGCTAATTTGGTTAGTACAGTAACTAGTCCAACAGCTAATGCATCTAATGTAGTATTTAACTACACAGGAGCCTCTAAGAGTGGTATTAACTATTCTACTCCTACAGCTAAAACAGTAACGATACCCGCTGCATCTTCAAGTGCTGCTGGTGTCATGGCTGCTGCAGATAAGGTAAAACTTGATACTACTATACCTAATTAGATTACAGATATCAATAATACTATTACTGAAATATAGGATGATATTACTGGTATTAATTCTGGTAAAGTAAGTAAGATTACTGTATCTGGATCAGGTAATGCGGTTACTACAGGTAGTATTGTAGGTGATACTTTGACATTAACTAAAGGCGCTACTTATAATAACTATGTACATCCTATAGGAGATGCTCCTAGTAAAGCTCTTGGATTCTATAAGTTTGCAACTGACTCTTTAAGTCATGTACGTAATCCAATTGCAGTCACCAAAGCTGATATTACTGCATTAGGTATACCAGCATAGGACACTACTTATACATTACCATTAGCATCTGCTAGCACTAGAGGTGGTGTTAAAATAGGTTATACAGCTAATGGGAAGAACTATCCAGTATAGTTATCAAATGAACAAATGTATGTAAATGTACCTTGGACAGATACAAATACTAATACTACTTATACTTTTGCTAATGGTTCTTCTGGTAACTTTACTGTAACTCCATCTGGAGGTAGTGCATAGACTGTAAGTATAGGTAAGCCTGCTACTGCAGGTACTGCTGATAACTCTCTTAAGTTAAATGGGTTTGAGTATGATGCATTTTCACAATTTGCTCATTATAGAACTACTGCTGCTAATAGTAATAGTGCATGGTATAAGGTAAAAATACTTTCAAAAGAAACCTGGATGCTACAATTTACTATTAGAGTATACTAGGATTATCGCGCTACTGATATAATGGTTAGCGGATATAACTATAGTAGTAATCATTGGTATAAACCAACAGCTAAAGTAATAGCTACTACGTCTGTATAGAAGAGTATAGAAGTAAGATTTGGTTATGATACAGATGGTCATTTATGGGTAGCTGTCCCAGCAGGGCAGTATACAGGCTTATCTGTTATGAATGTTAATAGTGGATATTCTTATGTTGCTCCTACATGGAATACTAAATTTACTATAACCTATGAAACGTCATTAACTGGTACTGTACAACATGTAGTATAGGCTTACAGACCTTGGTACACTAACGAAAAAGTAGATAGTGCTGCTAATGCAGATAATGCCACTACTGTTGGTGGAATAAATCCAACTGCTTTCGTAAAGAAAGCAGGAGATACTATGACAGGTTGGCTAAAAGTCAGAAATCATTCACTTAACAGTGGTATCATGGCAGAGAATGGTATCGGTCTATTGATGTATGAAGGATACGAAAGTACAACTGTAGGTATGAAACAAGGTATTACTTATATTAGAAGTGGTTTGGCTGATTTAAGACATACCAGAGGGGATTCACCCGATGAAATTATATTCGACACCTACAACTATACCAATTACGTTCCTACCAAAACTGGTACTGGTGCATCCGGCACTTGGAATATTACTTCTAAAGGAATACAGAATCATGGTATAAGTAATTCGGAAAGACTTCCAGATTTTTTCCCAAACTATGAAGTGTACGCATGGTATAATAACACAGGTACACCAACTGCTGATTGGTGGTCAGGTATAACAGTTAGAGCAGGATCAGCAGATGAAGGATATTCTACATATCAATTATGTGGATATGTAGGAAAAAGTAGCTCAAATTATAACCCACGATGGAGAACTAGTAATCCAAGCGCAAATAGTTGGAATGCGTGGAGAATCCTTGCTACGTTAGAGGATAACGTTGCCTCTGCCACTAAGCTACAGACTCAAAGACTTATATTTGGTCAAAGTTTTAATGGTACAGCCGACGTTAAAGGGCATGCAGTTGTATATGGTGCTAATGCTAGCACAGATTACTATAGAACAGGAGGTTTGGAAGTTAGAGAGCAAGGATTAGTAGTTAATACTCAAACAGCAGATATATATGCTCCTCGTATTGGTTTCCACTGGGCTAATAGATTTGGCATGTGCTTGATAGCTAATACGAATGGCTTTAAGTTTATGAATAACAATCTTAATGCATATGAAAATATATATGCTAATAAGGTGTTTGCTCCAAATGGTTTCTGGAAAGAATCTGATATCAGACTTAAAACGAATGTCAAACCTCTTGAACATACTATAGAACAAATTTGTGCGATACCCACTACATCATTCATCATGAATGATAAAGAACAAATAGGTACTATAGCTCAAGATATAGAGGAACTTGGGTTTACTGAAATAGTTGAGGATATAGAAACTCCAGCATCTGAAGTAAAGGATAAGGAAGGCTTTGAAGTATATACTAAGGAGGGTGTTGAATATGTTAAGGTAAAGAAGGTAGAATATGAAATGCTTAGTGTAATTGCTATTGAAGGTGTTAAACTACTCAAGGATGAAATAGATAAGCTTAAAGCCGAAATTGAAACTTTAAAGAATAAATGATATGGCAGAAATAGCAACATATACAATGATAAAGACGAAGACGTCTTATGGTTCTACAGGAACAGAATGCCCTCCTAAAAAGATTATTAAAACCATAAGTAGCTATATAAGTATAGCTAACGAAAGTTCTTATGGTGATAATGAGGCTGTTAAGTTAGAAGATATATCTGCATCTGCTTATACTTTTACTGTTGCAAATAACAGTAAGAGTATAGGTGCTGCAGGAGGTAATACTTCTGCTGTTGATTTTACTTCTTATAAGATAGTAAATGGGGTTTAGAGCAATGTGTCGTATTCATTAACTAGTACATTGCCTTCGTGGCTTACATGGAATAGTAGCACTAGAACATTTAATGTGGCTAATAATCTTGGTTCATAGAGAATATTTACTGCTACATTTACATAGGCAGAGTCTGGTAAAACCGTTACAGCGTCAGTAACACAAGCTGCAGTTAGTCAAACTTATACTTTTACAGTAGATGGAGGAACTTCATCTAGTGCTGTATTTACTAGTGATGGAGGCAGTAGTACATCATTCGCTTTTGTATCAACTGTAACTACTAATGGTACTACAACCAATATAGCATACACTCTAACTAGCACTCTTCCATCTTGGCTTACGTGGGATTCTGTTAACAGACAATTTACTGCTACAGCCAATGTTGGAGCTGAAAGAACTACTACTGCTACCTTTACTCAGACTAACTCAAACAAAATGGTAAGTATATCTGTAATATAGGGTGCAAAAGAGTACATTGATTGGAGATTTAATATTGCCGGAGAGACTGTCGTTAATGATACAATAGGTAGTGATGGTGGTACTTTAACTTATTATGTTTCTTCTACTAGAAATGGAGTAGACCACGGATTTAGATTGACTACATCTAGTGGTTTCATGACTCCTACATAGACTGGTACTGGTAGTCAGAATATTACTGTTACGGTTAGTGCCAATACTAGTTCTACATCTAGAACAGACTTTATTGAGTATAGACAGTATGATTCTGAAAGCACTATTAGAATCAATATTACGCAGAGCGGTAAACCTGCAGATCAATATGTATTATAGTTCACAGATGGTACAACAACTACTAAGAGTGGTACTATACCTGCTAAATATTCTTCTAATGTAAACCTTATATCTGGTGGTGTTGAATCCTATAAGATTACTTCAAGTGGTCAAGAAGCAGTAAGTTATACTTATACTAAACCTAGCTGGATTACTTCTATAGAGATAGATAGTGATATGGTATTGGTTACTGGATTCTCAGAAAATACATCTACTTCTAGTAGAAGTGGTAGTATAGTGATTACTCAGAGTGGAAGTAATAATACGTTGACTATTAACGTTACATAGTCTGGTAAAGCAGCGGATGCTTATGTATTCACTGTAGATGGATCTACTAGTACTACTAAGACTATATCTGCATCTGGAGGTAATGTAACAGTAAGTGTAGTATCCACTAAGAATAGTACAACTTAGGACTGGAGCATTACAAACATATCTGCAGATTGGCTTACTGCTATTAAGGAGAATTCTAATGTTAAACTTACTGCAAGTTCTAATTATACTAGCACAAATAGAACTGGTATTATTACATTGACACAAGCAGGGTCTAGTAAGACTGCTACCATAACAGTAAATCAACAGGTATCTAATGAATGGACGTATACGTTCGAGCCAGTAGAGTCATCTAAAAATAAACCTACAAAAGTAACTACTGGACGTAGTGATTTCGGTTTAGATACTACTTATACTATGTATAGTTATAAACAACGATCATTAAATGGTGTAATTGTGGATGAGACTTAGGTAGGAGTTAACGTAGAATATGTAGTAGAATATCCTTCTGAACACAATTGTACTATAGGTAGTATCAGCGCTGATAAAACAAAATGGATGATTGTACTGCAACTTCCTACTAGTTTAACTACAACGTACGGTACATTTACTGCAACTTAGGTAGATAGTAATAAGGTGTTCAAAATAGACTTCATGCAAGTTGGAGATACTGATTATAGAGTTGGTACATATAAGTTACAAAAGACTTCAAGTTCTGATACTTTGTGGAATGGTACAGATTTGATAGTTTATAAAGAAGGGTCTAGTGATAAAACTAAAGGATCACAATTATTCTTATTGTATGTAGAGATTAATATAGATTCAGATAAAATAATAGAGCAAGGTTATACATTAGTAGATAGAACTGGTAATGTTAGTGCTGATAGATATATAGGTAGATATTCATGTCCATATAGGTTGCGTTAGTCATCTACTTGGTTTGTTTCAAGATTCGAGTCTGAAGATCCATATGGTAGACTGTATTTCATCTTCCCAGAAAATACAGGAGCGTCTAGAAGTGCTACAGTAGCTATAGATCAATACATACCATCAGTTGAAATAACTGGATGTGAAGTTTATGAAAACTCTCCACAAACATTTAGTTTTACAGTAACACAACATGCAGCAGCATAATGAATCCGTATTTAGTACATATGACAGATAGAGAATTGTTGGAGCAGATATATCTTCTGCTCCTTCAAATCAACGTAAAGGTAAGTGAGATAGATAATGATACTAAACAATTTGGTATGAACGTAGCAGCCAATCTAGTTGGTGATGCTCTAATTGCAAATAACAATGATGCCGAGAGAAGAAATAATTAAACAGCTTAAACCTTACTTTGACGTAAAGGAATTAGTATGTAATCACATATATAATAGATTTGGAGAATAGTCATGGATGTTCTTAAGTACTTAGTTACTACATGTATTACTATGTCTACGTACAGATATACTACGTATGCCAATGCATATTAATATTGGTAATATGCATCAAAGAGGTATGCGTTGTAACCTGTGTCCTTTAGTAAAGAGTAAGAAAGGAGTATATGTTAGCGGGCACTGCACAGGTAATGCTATTGACTTTACTTGTGATAATAAGACTGCAGAAGAAATAAGAGAAATGATAAAGGCTAAACCTTTATTGTTGCCATGTAAGATAAGATTAGAACGAGATACGCAATGGGTACATCTTGATTGCTACGATTCAGGTTCTGATGATAAGATAACAGAATTTACTGCATAAAAATACGTAACTTGCGAAACCTATAGATCTAAATTGCGTTCTTAATATATAACAAAAATAAAAGAATCATGAAAGAAATTTGGAAAGATATTGAGAACTTTAAAGGTTTATATCAGGTTAGTAACTTAGGTAGAGTTAAGAGCGTAGAGCGTTTTGTTGATCGCGTATATACTAAAAAGAACGGATCTATAGTGCATGATAAGTTATTAATAAAAGAAGCTATTATAACCCCGCAACTTAAGAAACGTAAAAATAAAGTAGATACATATTATGGGATTGCCTTAAGAAAGGATAAGAAATATTACAATTTATTAGTGCATAGATTAGTAGCAAAAGCATTTATACCCAATCCACATAATTATGCTATTATAAATCATATAGATTGTGATCCTCATAATAATAAAGTAGATAATCTAGAATGGTGTACTTACAAACATAATAATGAACACGCCAATAGAATAAGTAGATCGGTAAACACATTTATGAAAAATCCTAATAATAGAAAACCGATGACGCTCATGGATAAAGATTATAATGTTTTAAAACACTATTCTGGCATTAATGAAATACTACAAGATAATCCTACATTCAAACGTAACTCTATTTATAATGTGATAACCAAAGATAAGGTATATTTAAAGCAGTACAGAATAAAATACACATAACATATGTTACAGAGAGAAATAGTTAGATTTAGAGCATCAGATGTATAGCCTAATCCTCTAGAAGTAGATTATTGGATAGATATTACTGCTAATAGATATGGTGGTATTATTAAGTATTATAGAAATGATACTCTTACTTGGGAAGTAATAGAACCTAATCCAGAGCTACTTAAACAAATGATAGCAGAGCTTAAAGAGTGGGTAGAATCTGAAATAAATAGGTTAGAAAATGATCTGTGGCTTAACATTAATAACATCAATAGTAGGATAGATGAACTATAGATTGAGGTACAAGCTAAGATAGATCAATTAGAAATGTATGTAAGGAATTAGATTAGTAATCTTAAGACTTATGTAGACGATAGTCTAACAGCTATTAGAAATGATTTTAATACGTTTAAGCAAGAAGTAAATAGTCATATTGGATAGTTAGTTACATATATAGATAATAGTATTAGTGGAGTAAGAACATACATTGATCAACAGATCAGTAGTGTAAATTCTAAGATAACGAATCTTACTAATACTGTTAATAACTTAAGTACTAGAATTGATAATATTGACGATAGTATTAGCGATATTAATACTGATATTACTAACATTGATAACAGAATAGACAATATTGATTCTAGTATCACTAATCTTCAAGAACAGATAAACAATCAAGGCGGAGATGTAACTGTCATAGAAGGAGATATAAGTACATTACAGACAGATATGACTGCTATAAAGAATAGAGTAAGCAGCTTGGAAAGTACAGTAGGAAGTTTATCTACATCTATAACTAGTTTACAATCTGCACTAAACAATCATATTAACAGAAGAGATAATCCTCATGTAGTGACTAGAGCTCAATTAGGTTTAGCAACTTCTGATAATGTAGTATTTAATAAAGTAAGTGCTCCAGCTGGGTTCTGGAAAGAGTAAGTATGAAGACATCGTTGTATAATCCAATATTCATTAATCCTTAGGCATACTATGTATTCCCATAGTTATATAACATAATACCTAAGGATGATTTTGTTGAGACTGCTATATTCTCAGGTATGCTTATTGTTAAAGATTTAGATAACTAGAGTAACCAAGTAATATTTAAGAATACTCGTGAAATTGATTTATCTTCCTTATCTGGTAAGTCTATAGAGATAAGTTAGTATACAGATCTAGGATCTACTGTATTAGGTAGATGGAGATTGCCTAAAGGTGGAGTAACACCTCCTACTGGATACTACCTATTGTTGGAAACTGAAGATACTCACTATCTATTGTTGGAAACCGGAAATAAAATTATATTAGAATGACTGATTTAAAAATATCACAATTACCAGTATAGGATACGCTTACTGGTGAAGAAATAATTCCTATAGTATCAGAAGGGGATAATAAAGCTGTTAGTGCTTCTAAAATTAAATCATTTGCTGTAGATGAGATATATAATGAACTCAAAAAGGATATAAATACTGAAGCAGATGAAAGATCTAAAGATATATAGTATGTTGTTTCTACTATGAACACGATAGAACCAAATATACGTGATTATTATGATCCCATAGTAGACCAAAATACTACTGATATATCTACACTTCAAACTACAGTATCTACTTTAGAATCTAGCACAAGTAGTCTAGTTAACGGGTTACAGTCCGAACTTAATAGTTATAAAAGTTATAATGACGGACGTGTAGATACAGCATACGATTATCTATATAGCATGATAGAAGCATAGCATGTTATGAAGGGACAGTATGATGCTATTTTTAGTTTATGTAAAGAAAAGAAGTTAGTAGTAGGTGGCTATTATGGTATAACAGATTATACATGTGCTTATAATCATCCTTCAATGGGTACAGATGAAGGATTTGAAATGAATCAACCTGCAAAGGATGTAGAGTGCATAATACTTAGAGCTATATCTGAAGATAAGTTTGATGAAGAGGTATTCTACATTAGAAAGCCAGGGTATGTGCCAATACGTAAATGTCTTTACACTATTGACCCTGAAGAATTACTATTTACTAAAGGTATGACTACATATCATCCTACTGGTTGCGTATATTACATGGAGGATATGAACAAGAACTCTGCTTGCTATGACTTTAAACATGTTAAGTTCAGAAGATGGGCCATTAAAGATATTACTGCAAACATGACTCCTAATGATGGTACTGGTGGTAAGTTTGGCCCATACAGAGTAATGATATCAAGGACTACCTCTTACAATATGTCAGATGGACGACAGATAATAGGTTCTGGAGAAGAGAATGAAGTAAACCTCATACCTGCTATATTCAATGGTACATACAGAGGCAATTCTTTAATACCTGACATGGCTTCCAAGACTGCTTTTCATGAGGATTACATTAGAGATAATTTGAAGCCGTATCAGAATACTACTAAGAATCAGAATGACAAGTACTTAGCTTGGTAGACTGATATGTACGCTAAAAAGGGTATTTCTGTGGCTACTAATACTGGTTATGCTAATAAGATGGGGCAGTGCAATGTAACTGTAGATTCAGAAGATTATATGGACAGATATACATTTGACTATAATGGTACAGATGCATCTGAAAGAATGAAATATAATAGTACTACAGATTATTTGATATATAATACTAGAATAAAAAGTAATGATTATTATGGCTATAAAGGTCTAAATGATAGGTTCACTGTAGCTAATTTTGTGATGGCATTTTCAGATTCTGTAATTAATAGTGCATCTACTTTTGTATTCGATAATGAAATATATACTTATGGTAAATGTGCCAATACAGTATTACTAAGAGGTTATGATCCGTCTCTGCAAAGTGCACAATTTGGCAAGTGCAGATTTGGACAAAAACACGGTATGTCTGGTTGTTTGATCATAGGTAGAAATTGGTCATGGAATAATATTGGAAGATTAGAAAATAGCTATATTAATGGTACTGTTACTTAGATAAATGCTAGTATCATTAAAGGTTGCGTAATGTTTGGCTACTATAAAGGAATGCAATTTACAGAATGTAATGAATGTTTGCTATTTGGTTCTGATGCAAATATTAAGCTAGAAGGAGCTAGCTCTTATATTAGTGCTCCAGATGGAGAATATTGGTATAACAGTATGTGGCAAGACTGGATGGGGTACAATATCTTAGGTCCATGTCAATACTGTTATTTCTATCCGCATTTTAACTGTAATACTTTTAGAGCGTATTATAACAAGGGAGTGATAGTAGAATCCGCTAATCAAGGTAATAGTTACGGTCAATTAGTATGGGGCACTAGAATTAAATATGGTATAGGACAAGGTATTAAGTTTGGCAATCTTGGTAGAGTAGAAATAAGATCTCGTGCATTCGTAGACAAAGTAATAACTAATACTACTGGAATAGAAATATTTCCTAATACAACTACAGTACCTAGTTTATGGAATCTTAATATAGAGTCATTTAATGCAGATCCTGCTAGGATTAATGAACAGTCAAGTCAAATGCTTGCAGAACTTTCTAAGAATGTAGCACATGGAGGTACTATCGTTACATTAACTACAATGGCAGATGGTACTTGGGTTGTTTATACTCCTTTCGGTACAGAGTTTATTGCTCCTGCAGTTAATAGTATTTCTACTATGAGTTTAGTAGATGACGATAGAACCATATATAACGATGAAGGAATAAACAACTTCGATGATAATTCGACTTTTGAACAATTTTAATTTTTATACTTATGATAAGAAAAGAAAACCCTAATTTTGTAGCATCACAATATGCTCCTAACCCTAAGGAAGTTTCTTACTGGATTGATTTAGCTAGCGACCCTAGTGGTAACGTAGTTAAGTCTTTTAAAGGGGACGAATGGATACCTTTGAATAAAGACACAAATGTAGATCAATATGAGAAGATTAAAGCCGTAAATGAAGATTTACAGAATTTTAAGTCTACTAAAGCTCAACCTAATGGTCTTGCATCACTTGACTCAGATGGTAAAGTTCCTAATAGTCAGATACCTAATTACTTAGTTGAATTACCAGGTAAGTTAAGTTAGGAAGTAGCAGACAGAAAAGCTGCAGATAAAACCTTATAGGATAATTTAGATGACTTAGAAGATAGACACATGGCATTTGAAGCTACTAAAGGTGTAGCAGGTGGTATAGCTTCTTTGAATTCTAATGGTAAGATACCTGAAAGTCAACTTCCTTCCTATGTAGATGATGTACTTGAGTATACTAATCTATCATCATTCCCTATTACTGGGGAATCTGGTAAGATATATGTAGCATAGAATACCAATTTAACATATCGTTGGTCTGGTTCTGATTATATAGAGATTAGTCCGTCTATCGCTTTAGGTGAAAATTCTTCTACAGCCTATCCTGGAGATAAAGGTAAAGCTGTTACTGACAGAGTAGCTTCTATTCCAACTACTATTTTGAATAATTCTATGGATGTTCGTTATGAAGATAATGGAGTCTATATTGACTATGACTATTATCAGTATAATGATATCACAAAACAATATGAACAGAACAATTAGTCAAATATTTATATTGAAAGAGCCTACTATGATAGTGTAGGATTAATGGGATCTACAGACTTTATAGCTCTGTCAGAATCATATAATTAGATTGATAGTTGTCTGTGGTACGGAGTTAGGTTTACTGACTCTAGCCCAAAAGGACGACGTACAGGTAATAGAAGAATGCATAGTACACTACCTATTCAAAGTAAGATGAGAGGCTGTACTATTAATAACACAGATGATGTTATTAAGTATCTTGACCCAGAAAATTGGTCTAGGTGGGAAGATGGAACAGCAGTTACTGCAGACTCTAATGGATATACACCAGAGTATTTTGTAGAAATACCAGAGCACTACAGATTACTAGTATCTACTCCAAACAATGAGGTAGAAATCAGATTAAGTGAATACAATCTGCCTGGATTTGAAAAAGTACCTAAGACATATATTGCAGCATACGAAGCAGTGGAAACTGCCAGTGTTCCTACTTTATTACGTTCTGTGCCAAGTAATCAATCAAATGAGTATATTCCAACTACTAACATTACTTTAAACTTAATGCAGGCATATGCTAGAGGCCGTAATAGATCAAAACATTGGAATGTTTATACTTATTAGGCTCATAAAACTTTAGTTTGGTTATTCGTTGTAGAATTTGCGAACAGAAACACTCAAGATGACCTTTATACAACGAAAGAAGTAGATTTCATGGAAAATGAGTTCAATCAAGGAGGATTGGGTGCAGGCGTAACTAAATCTCAAAAAAATGGAGCTTATGCATTTGTACCTACTGGTATCACTCATGAATATGGCAATGGTACTGGTGCTAAGCCGTATAGCTACGAGAACAATGGTGGGAACTATACTGTACATGTTCCTAGATATAGAGGTATAGAGAATCCATTTGGTCATATTAAAAAAGCTGTGATAGATGTTATACTTGCAGGAACTGATAACAACATATATATTAGTACAGATACTGACAAGTGGACTATAGATATGACTAAACATGCGTTTAGTATATCAACTACAGATGGCTATATTTCACAGATAATTGGTAATAACTCTGCAGATATATTTGCGAAAGAAACATCTGCTACAAGTAATACATACTATTGTGATGAATGCTATACTAATGCTACCACAGATACGAAGATGATAACATTTGGTGGTGCTAGTAATAATTCTTCCAGTGCTGGATTATTCTACTACACTGGTTATACTTTATTTGGTAACAAAAACAATGATATAGGTACACGTTTGACATTTAATCCATATCCTGTAAATGCAGCATCTTAAAGTATAAAGAGCTATTAGTTCTTATTCAGAAATAAGAATGCGTAGCAACGTACTTATAACTACACCGTTATATAAAATATAATCTCAACAAAATAACAGGCCCTAGCAGATTTTACTCCCCTTTAATCTCTAGGGCTTTTTGATTACAACTTACTATCATTCTATTATCTATGACTTATCAACAATTAGGAGAACATACTATGTCAATTTTCAAAAACATGTTCAGTAGTGCAGATAAATGTGTGGCCTCAATAATTACAGGTCTCATTTCAATATTTGTACCTATATGGATACCTATCACTGCCGTAGGAGCATTGATACTGTTGGATGCTTTATATGGTTATAAAGTATCTAAAAAATGCGGTCATCCTAAAATAGAGTCTCATAAGGCATGGAAAACTTTATGGAAGGTTAGAGATGCTGGCGTAGCTATAACAAGTGCTTCTATTATTGACCAGTTGATAATAACATCTGTTAATATACATGCTGTAGAGATTGTAGCAGGTATGATAGCATTAGTAGAATTTTGGTCGTTATTAGAATCATTCTGCGAGTTGTATCCCAAATGGAAGATTTGGAAGATACTCAAGAAAGTGATCAAAGCAAAGGGAGAAAAATATTTAGATATATCATTAGATAAAGATTTACCAGATGATTCCAATAATAGCAAAGATAGTTAATTGGTTCACAGGAAATTACAAAGCAGTCGCAGTAGGTTTAGTTAGTTTACTTATTGCGACTGTTTTTTATTAGAACCATTAGCTCAAAAAAAAGGACAAAGAATTAGACAGAATAACTAACAACGTTAGAGCGTATGAGGATATTGCTACTAATAAGGAAAAACAAAATAGAGTATTATAGCTTACTATAGAAGAATTAAATGCTAGTAAAGATAGTCTTATACAGTAGATAAAAGATACTTAGAAAGAATTAAAGATCAAAGACAAGAACCTAACAAATGTAAGTGTAATCAATACAGAGGTTAAAGATTCTATTAAAACTGTAATAAAGCATAAAACAGTAGACTTTAAGGAGGAATTAAAACTTAATCCATTAACAACTATCATAGTTAGTAGAAAGGACTCAATCCTAACAGCCAAGTTAGACATAAAGAACTAGCAAACTATTTTCGTAGAAGAAAAAAAGGAATACCGTACTAAGTACAAAAATGGCTGGGTTAGGTTCTGGCACTTTGATTGGAAGAAAATACATACCAAACAATATCAGATAGTAAATTCAAATCCTTTGATAAAGGTAACAGGTACTCGAATAATAGAAGTACCAAAATAATTATATTCAAATAAATATTAATCAATAATAATATGCATAGAATATTTCGTGAAAAGGCTTACGAGATGGAACACGGACCTCATTTCAATGAGGAAAAAGCTCGTAAAGCTGTAAGTAAAATGGAAAATGAGGATGGCACACGTGGCGCTCATTGGTCTCTCGAGGAAACTACTGCATTAGCAAATCAATATGGCATAAACTTAAATCATAAGTTTAATCGTTATGACTGGTTTGTTGCACTCAACATGGTATATTCTGATTACTATAAAGTAATGTTAAGCATCACTAATTCTAATAGCACTAAGAATTTTGTAGAATTCGCTAAAGCCTGGTTAAATGATAAAGACATTGAAGAAGGCAAAATGTGGTATTACTATATTTACGTTATGTGTGATAAGATCAGAGATGCTGAAATGGAATGCTACGAAGAAGAAATATCCAAACGTGGTAAATACGAAGAAGACGATGAAGACGAATATGAACATGCTGGTCTGTACCGTAGAGGTGGTAGACGTGGAGGTATGTATGGTCGTAGAGTTTATGGAAACAGATACGATGTTGAACGTGAAGAATACGACAAACTCTTTGAAAAAGAAAGAGAAAGAGAGTATGATCCTTATACAGAATATGGACGTAGTAGAGCTACTCGCTATGTTAGATATTAATCAAAAATCAATTTTAAATTAAATCAATTATGTTAGAAGATAGAATTATAGTACAAGACCGTGGTTTCGATGCTGGTCTTGCTGCTTTAATGCAGAACGCTAATAAAGGTAGTATGGACCCCGCAGCTCTTATGGCTATGATGAACAACAATGGCATGGGCGGTAATGGTGGCTGGTGGTGGATTTGGATCATTTTGATCTTCTTCTGCTGGGGTGGTTTCGGTGGCAACGGCTTCGGTCGTGGTAACAATGAAGCTAGTCGCTTGGCTTCTGAACTGAACACTGATGCTAATACTAATCTGCTTATGCAGGCTATTAATGGAAACAAGGAGGCTATCAGTACTTTGTCTAGCACTTTGAACTGTGATCTTAATTCTGTTCAAGCTGCTTTAAATCAAATTAACGCTGGTGTAAGTCAGGTATCTTGTGATACTAAGTTAGCTAGTTGTGAAGTAATTAACGCTATTGGTTCTGGTAATGCAACTCTTGCTTCTCAGTTGGCTAGCTGCTGCTGCGATGTTAGAGAATCCATTAGCGGAGTAAATAACAACATTACTAAGATGGGTTATGAAAATCAATTATCAGTATGTAACCAGACTAATACTCTGCAGAATGCAATTACTGGTGGTTTCAATAACTTGATTCAGGACAATGCTACTAAGTTTAATATCCTTGGTTCTAAAATAGATGCACAAACTCAGATCATCAATGACAAGTTCTGTCAGCTTGAAATGAGAGAAATGCAGAATAAGATTGACGCTCTGCGTGATGACAAACAAACATTGCAGTTCGCTGCTTCTCAGTAGGCTCAAACAGCTAATATCGTAAATCAGATCAGACCGTGTCCGGTTCCTGCTTATCTGACATGTAACCCTTTCGGATGTAACGGTGGATACACTGGTTATGGATTCGGTTACAACGACGGTTGTGGTTGTGGTTGCTAATTAAGGAAGGAGGCAATATATGTTTTATCCTTTTAATCCTTATAGCAATAGAGTAAGAACAATAGACAACTTCGGTATACCTACTTTGAAGAGTTTATATGTTACTACAGATACTACTAACAATTCAGTTGTATATGGTATATGCCCAAAAATATGGAGACAACTTCCATGTGAAGGTATGATTTTACTTAATATATCTCATACCCCAGCATCTACTGTTACAGCAGGATCATTAGTAAGTATAGATCCTACTAGATCTTCAAGCCAAGTAAGTAGTACATCTACTACCACTTCAACTGGTGCTAGAGCATTACTTAATGGTTCTGGTGAATAGATGGTTACAGAAGAAATTTCTACTGGTAATAGATACTTAATCTATTACAATAAGAGTAATGGAACTTTCTAGACTGTTAATCATATAGTAGCTCCGGCAACAAATACACCGGCTGCTTAATATAAATCAAGGGCTCTTAATTGAGCCCTTATAAAATCTTATACTTATGCTATTCAATCAATTAAACATAGGAGATAAAGTATATATAATAGAGGTAGTTGGCACTTTTAAAAAGACTACCGAGTATAATGAAGGCTCTGTTACTTAGGTTGGTAATGTATATGAAGAACCTCTTCCTCCTGGTCAATTCCCAATGCCAAACCAATAGCGCAAAAGGGTTGTAGATGTAACGATTCAATGTAATGGTGAAACTAAGAAGTTCACAATACCCGAAAATAAATCAGTTATTACCGATAGTCAAATAGGTCTTACTATATCTACAGACAAGTAGGAAATAATTGGTATTATACGTAACCAATACGAAACGTACAAACAGAGAAAAGAAACAATCGCCAAATGCGATGAAGAGATGGCTAAATGTTAGTCACTGTTAGATAAGCTAGGAGTTGGAACAGAAGCTCCTAAAGAAGATCCGAAGATATCGGAACTCCAAAGAGAAGTTAGAGAATTGAAGAGTATCATAAGGAAAGCTAATTAGATGGTTCCTGAACCAATGAAGAACATGCTACCTTAGGATATGAAGGATGCTATGAATAAGGTTGATCAATAAGATCAACCTTTTTTATTTTAAGCCTCTGTAAGAAAGGCTATTAGTTATACTAAGGATTGTACTACCTAAAAAAGAAAGTGTCTCTAAACGGCTTAAAATGCGTTAAAATAGGTTATAACGTTATAAAAAGATATTATATAATATGACATTAAATGAAGAATGGAGAGATATTCCAGGATATGAAGGCCTATATTAGGTTAGTAACCTAGGTTAGGTAAAAAGTCTAGGTAGGACTACATGGGAACAATGGGAGGACGGCACTCATGGAAGGTGGCATTATTTCCCAGAAAAAATACTAATTCCAAAAGAAGATACAAATAAATATCTATCTATAGGCCTATATTCTGCAGATAAAAAAAGAAAGAGATGTAGAATACACAGGTTAGTAGCATTGACTTTTATAGATAATCCAGAAAATTTGCCGCACGTTAACCATAAAGATGAGAATGCTGTAAACAATTGTGTGAATAATTTAGAATGGTGTACAGCTAAATACAATCTGTCTTATGGTAATAGAATTGATAAGTATAGAAGATCTAGAGGTACAAAAGTTCTTAGATTTGATTTAAATGATAACTATATAGATAGTTGGAATTCTATGTGTGATGCTGCAAGAAGTGTATATAACAATGTACGCAAAGAGACAGATATAAGACGAAACTGTCTAGGCATAAGTAGTAGAGTATTAAATTATAAATGGAGGTTTAGTAATGACGCTTAATGAGATTGTAGATAATATATTACTTATAGCCCGTAACAATAATATATCCGAATCAGATCATCTTAGTAGGGCTCAAATAGAGAAATGGGTAATTGGTTATAGAGCCATGTTGATAAAGTAGTCAATAGATAAAGGTAGAGATGTCAATGAACTCTATCTTACTACTATAGAACCTATTCACTTGGATAGAGAAGAGAACAGTCCAGGACACTTTACATATGTAGGTGATAAGGAATTACCAAAGTTAATAGACTTTAACTTTAGACCTGGTGTTATAGCAGTAAGGGATATGTTTGGAAATATTATTTAGTTAGGTAGTCATACCAAGGCTAAACTACAGAAGTATAGAAAAGCTACTTGTAAAGACTATATTGCTTGGGTGAAAAATAACAAAGTGTATGTAGAAGGAGACTCTAATTAGTTAGAGTATATAAGTGTAGATGTTATAGCTGAAGACCCTACAGAATTAAACGCATGTTTTGATCCAGACAGTGACTTCCCTATACCTGCTGCAATGATACCAACTATCACATAGATGATAATGGAAAGAGAGCTGAGAATAATGCTAGCAATGCCTAGTGATGATACCAATAATGCGCATGATGATACGCAGAATAGATATGCTACTAAGTAATGAAAGAGAGATTAGAATATAACAGAAAATGCTACACTATGGCAGACTTCTATATTAACTATAAAAACTATATAGAGTAGGGTACTTAGTATGACATAGACTTGAAGACATTTAAAGCAATACTTACAGATTACTTTAAATATATCAGAGACTCTATCATGTTAGACTGTAAAGAGGTAAAACTTCCTTGTAGGCTTGGTACTTTGTAGATAGTAAAACATTAGCCTAAAGAATTTACAGGTAAGAGTCTTAGGTGGGATTGGAAGGCTACTAGAGAAACTGGTAAGCCTGTATATCTGCTTAACGCCCATAGTAATTATTACAAATACAGATTTTTTTGGAGCAAAAAAAACTGCCTGTTAACAAACAAAAGTAAGTATTAGTTTGTAGCAAGTAGAGACAACAAGAGGACTTTGGCAAAAATAATTTTTAATAGAGAGCATGATTACCCTGAAGTTTAATTAGATAAATAGTGCACAAGAACTTGCCGGTATATATATGATACGTAATATAATTAATGGACATAAATATATAGGAAGTACTAATAATTTCAAACGTAGGTTTATTAAACATAGAAGTGAATTACGTAAGAACTATCATCACTCTATTTATTTGTAGAGAGCTTATAATAAATATGGAGAAGATAAGTTTGAAATATGCATATTGGAAGTTTGTTAGCCTATACATGATACCTTATTAATGTTAGAACAGAAATATTTAGACATGCGACCAGAATATAACGGAAACAGATATGCTAGTCGCAAGTACTCTAAATTGCCGAAATTGAAATACAATAAAGTTAAATAGAAAGTAGATCAATACTCCTTACAAGGTAAATATATACGTACATTTGACAGTATAGCTTGTGCTGCTAGACACATAGATATGAACAGATACGGCAGTATTAGAACAAGAATATCTGATTGTTGTAATGGTAAATTAACTAATTGTGAAGGGTTTCTGTGGAAATATACTAGGGATAACAGATGTATTTTTAATATAGTAAAAAATAGAAAGCCGTCCGGGATTAAAGTAGATAAATTAGATTTAAATAATAACTACATATGTACGTATCGAAATATGACCTAGGCAGCCGAAGAATGCGGTTCTATAAGTAATAGGTCGGCTATAAACAGAGTGTGTAGAGGATAGAAAAAGACTGCTTTTGGCTTTAAATGGAGATACAATTATGATAAATAATCGAATGATTAGTTCAGCAACTATAGTTGCTAAAGTAATAGCAGATCTGGATCTTAGAGAAGACTAGATCCGTATAACAGATATCCGTGAATGGATAATGGAGGGAGTATTAAAGATAGGAGCTGTTCAGTAGTACGATAATAAGACTGCAATACTACCAGTTATAGGACATCAAGCTGCGTTGCCTTGCGACCTTTATAAGTTAGGGTAGGTTGCTTTCTCTACATAGAACTGTGGCGGGTGGATGCCTATGAGAAAGTCTACATCAAGTTTTGGTGTTGCTCATGATAAATGCTGTGACAGACGTAAACCTAAGATGTTCGTGAAAGATGCAGCCATGCTACCTTTGGTAAAGAATATGTTTAATCTTACTACAGATAGAGAAGCATTAGATAAACTAAATGAAGATACTAGTTTACGTTAGACTTTAGCCGCATTGATAAATCAATCCACTACTCCTACTATTAATGGTAAGTATGTTGGTGGTGCAATGGGACATGCGGATTCTACAATGTTCAGTAATGATCTACAGTATACTACAAAACCTGGATTTATTAATACTAATGTTCCTATGGGTTTTGTTAAAATATAGTACTATGCTATATATACTGATGAAGATTCAATGCCCATGATACCAGATTTAGAATCTTACAAAGAAGCTATTTACTGGTATGTTACTATGAAACTTATGTATCCTAAAAAATTGAAAGGAGAAATAAGTCAAGGAGACTACTACGATATACGTAACTCTTATAACTTCTATCGTAAACAAGCATATGCTGAGGCTATGATGCCTGGAGTAGACGATATAGAGAGTATTAAGAATGACTGGAATAAGTTATATCCAGAAATTGATGATCATTCACTGTTTTTTAGTACTACAGGAGAAGAACAAATTATATATAATTAGAACAGATGATAAGTAATACAGCACAAGTAAATACATTTACTTAGGGAATGAATTTGGATACAGATGTAAATCTGCTTCCTAATGAACAGTATCGCTATGCTGAGAATGTGCGTGTCATTACTAATGATGGTGGTACTACGGGTGTACTATAGAATATAGAAAGTGTAAGGAAGTACTGGAATTCTTTATATAAAGATGAAGTAGTAATAGGTACTGCTACTATAGATCAATATGGAGTAGTAATAACTAAGATGTCTAATGGATATAATAGAGTATATAGGATATCTGGTTTCGATACTAATATGCTTACTATACAAGTAGTATGTCAAGGTGATTTAAAGTTATCTGAAGACATAGAAAAGCATCCTAACATAAGTATAGTATGTAACTATGAATCTGAAAAGAATATAAAGATATACTTTACTGATGGAGAGAGTCCTGTTAAGATACTTAATATAATGGATCAGAAATATTCTGAAGGTTCTGACTTAGTAGATGATGAAGGTAATATCATAAATCCTGAAGCTATTGATATGACTCCTTCTGCAGAACTACCTCCACTATAGGTTAATGATTTAAGTTTTGGTAATTTGCCTACTGGTGTAGTATAGTACTGTTATCAATTATTCAATGTGCATGGTACAGAAACTGTTACGTCTCCTTTGAGTCAAATGATACATTTAACTTAGAGTAGTACTAATCAAGACAGTTAGAAGTATGAAGGCTCTTATCCTGATACATCTTCTGGCAAAGCGTGTAACCTATCTGCTCCTATAACTGTAAAAGACTTTCAAAGAGCAAGAATTATCAGTATAAGATATAATGATAATAGTCAAATAGCTAAGATGATTATAGTAGATGAATTAGATATTACCAAGGACTAGAAAGAGCTACACTATGTAGATAGTGGTAACTCTGTGTTGAGTGAACTGAGTTTAGAGGAGTTTAACGCATTAACTGGATATCAATTTATAGCCAATACTTTAGCTAAAATGGATAATAGGTTGTTTGCAGCCAATATTCAGGATAATACATGGGATCCAGGAGAATTCGATGCAAGAGCGTATAGATTCAATCAATATGGAGTTGGAGTATTAGAATCAGCAAATACTTCAAGTAAGTTAACAATAACTACTGATTCTGATTTAACTACAGTACCATATAACCACGACTGTATAAACCCATATAATAGTATGGAGTACTCTAATACTTCAGAAGATGTTAGATACATATACGGTAAGAAGGTAAATGATAATAACGTACTAGGAGGTTATGGTACTAACATAGAGTATAATTTCTGTACTATACCTATAGAACTTAGTGAGAAATAGAAGTAGCTTAAACTAGATCATAATACTTCTATGAATGTTAGAAGTAGAATTATGAATAGTGTGTCCGCTACTAATGTAGGTACTTCTACTACTGGTGCAATTTCATTTAATCAATCTGGTACACAGACTAGAATACCAAATTATGCTGACCCTTATATATCTGCTTATTTTAAAGGTTATCAAAGAGATGAGGTGTATCGTTTTGGTATCGTATTCTATAATAATAAGATGATACCGTCTCCAGTATACTGGATAGGTGATATTAAGATGCCTCATGCTGACTAGATCCCCCCGTTTGTATATTAGGATAATACTTTGATTGGTCAAGCTTTAGGTATTAGATTTACAGTTAAAGATAAACCTGAAGGTACAGTAGCCTATGAAATAGTAAGATGTGATAGAACAGAACTAGACAGATCTATTATCACTCAATGTGTTGGTAGCAATTTATACGAATATAGAATTCAGGAAGACTCCGACGCTGGTCACGGTAGTGAGTTAGATAGTTCTATAGAGATGCGTCCAGCTTATATGCTTACTTATCATAAGGAGAACATTAAAACGTGGACTTATGGAAACAATACTGTAGCAGGTAAAGACTATATTAGGTTTTATTAGAAGACAGATAAGGTTCCTAAACCTACTTATGTAGAAAACTATTTACGAATAATATCCCCTGAGATATGTGTAGCTTAGGCAGATTTTGAAAAGTATTTCAAAGATTCTACATACTTAGATCCTATATGTACATATATGTCTCCTATTGCTCCTACAGGAGTAAATAGAAAAGGCTTACCTGAGAGTTAGTTAGCCTATACTTTTGCACAGGCAGATAGAGTATTACAGTATAATGGCAGCATTAAATAGGTATCTAATTGGAGTGACTTTGTATTTAGAGAAGACGGAGAACTTACAATGGATTTACAGTGTACTGATAAAGACTGGAATCCTATTCCGTATAATGCTAGTATAGCAAAGTATTACTACCCTAAATATAAGAATACAGCTAATACAGCTGTAAACATCCCAATTAGAGATGCAAGATATCCGTCAGATATACCATATAATGCTTATCATGATGTAACTCCTTATAGAGTTACTGTTGGAGAAAGAACTTATACTAACTATGCTATGTCTAATTTTGATACAAATAATCAATAGGTAACACTTGGTGCAGCTGGACCATGTATAATTATATAGACAGAGAACTTGGATAAGTACAATAGTAGATTTAGCGGAGTATTAGATCCTAACTTTAATGAATTACATTCTATTAATGCATTGCCGGTATTTAATGTTAAAAGAAGCATAACAGCTCCATATGGTGGTAATACGTATGCATCTAGATAGAATTCTGTATACATAACTACTAATTCTTATAAGAACTCTGGTTCATGTTATGTATATGGAGGAGATACCTTCTTGAATGTATTAGATTACGCTAATATGTTTACTTTCTAGGCTAACGATGAAGAAGATGCACAGTACAGAAGAAGATATATGGGAGCTTATATACCGTTTGAATCCAGTATAAATATGAACTTATTTAATGGCAGCATGGCTCATAGAACCTATACTAGTGATAATTACATCGATTCCCATATGCAGTTAGAGCCTACTCAGAAAGGTGTGTATCATGCATAGGATAGACCTTACTACGTATATAACTCTGTATACTCTACATAGTAGACTACTAAGAAGTATGTGCCTAGTTCTATATATGCTGAACATTATTATATCAATGAGTATGGAGAAAGAATTAATATAACTATACCTAATAGAATACTAAGTTCTCAAGTTAAGACTAACAACGAAGTAATAGATTCCTGGAGTAAATTCAAGGTTGCTGATTACTTAGATGTAGATAATCAATGGGGTGATATCAGCAATCTTAAAGTATTTAAGGATAGGCTGTTCTATTTCCAAGATACTGGAGTTGGTATAGCATCTGTCAATGAGAGATCGTTAGTTACTGATGATAATGCCAATCAACTTGTATTAGGTACTGGTGGTATTCTAAGTAGGTATGACTATATTACTAATACTAATGGAGATTCTGTTATAAACGATAGAAGTATAGTAAATTCTGACAATGTACTTTATTGGTATGATTATGATAAAAATGAAATATGTAGTTATTCTGGAGCTGTAAGTCAGATATCTAAGGAGAAGCAAGTACAATCATACCTAAATAGTAATCTAACTAATAGAAAGAAAGGTTACGTTACCTCATTATTTGATAAGAAGTATAATGAAGTATGGTTTAGGTTATTAGATAAGTCTTTAATATTCAATGAGTAGATTGGACGTTTTACATCTTTCTATACTTTTGCCCCTCAATGGTCGTTACCATTGTCAAATAGGTGTGTAACAATGAAGGATATGAACTTTTATACTATAAATAATAAGGATATAAAAGGATTAGAATCTATTGATAAGGATGCTAAGTTAACCATTGTAATCAACAAAGATATGCCTTATACTAAAGTATTTGATAACGTTAGACTTCAAGGTCATTTCAAGGATGAGGCAGGAAATAATATCACAGATGGGATAATAAAGAGCATAGACTTCTATACTAAAGATCAACATACTAACGCTATTCCGGATTATACCACTGGTATGGATTACAGGGAAGATACTTATAGAATTCCAGTTCCTAGAGCAGATAAGAATGAAGACGAACTGTCATTGCCTGCTAGGATGAGGGGTAAATATATGATATGTGATTATGATATAGATAGTCTTAACGAACATACCTTTGAAATACCACAAATTACAACTACTTATAGATATTCATTAATTTAATATGAAAAAGAAAAGAAAAATAAAGATACCTGCAGCTGCTTATGGTACTGCCACCAATTCAGAGATGGCGGGTTTAGTAGCGTATAATAACGGGGTAGCGTACAATCCATTATAGTCTTCTATAAATAATGCGCCTACACCTAGCATACCTAATATACCTACGAAAGGTATGGGAGCTGGCATGAATATGGGCAATATGGTAGGAATGGCAGGTGATGCTGTAGATTTATTATCTAATCCCTTTAAGAGGTCTACTGCAACAAGTGGTGGAGAAGCAGCTATGCAATCGGTAGCTAACATAGGTAAAGGAGCTGCTATGGGTTTCACTGTAGGAGGTCCTGTTGGAGCTATTGTTGGTGCTGGTATTGGAGCTATAGGTAGTAAGGGTGAAGAGGCATCTATGTCTAGTTTTACAGATTATAATGATGGTACTTTAGGTACTGGAATTATGGGAGCTATAGGTAATAAAGGTTTGCGTAGAGAGCGCAGACGTATTAGAATGAATGCTTATAATAACAGAGCGGCTGTACAAGGTACTAATGATTTAGAGAATAGATACGGATTAGAATATGGAGATATGAATACTAACACATTTGCAGACGGTGGTATGGTTCCTTCTTCATTAGCTTATGTAGATGATGGAGAGTTGATTCAGACTCCAGATGGTAGTATTAATCAAGTACCTGAAATGGGTCAACCTTTGGATAGTAATTTAGTATCAATACCAGAAGGTAGTCGTATACTTAGCAATACACTAAAAGTACCTGGAACTAAGAGAACATTTTCAGAATTAGGAAAACAAATGATGACAAATAGAAAGAGTAAGGGCAAAGACAAATTTGCTGAAAATTCTAACATGCTTAATGATAGAAATAATAAGATGATTCATGATTAGTTGTTTGAGCTTCAAGAGCAGTTAAAGGCTAAAAGAGGAATTAAAGATAAGACTAAAAATGTTGAAGCTTTTGAGTCTGGTGGGTCTAAAAAAGAAAGTTTAGAATTAGTAGAACCTTTAGATTATTTTATAGACGATTATACAATACCTACTACTCCACAAGATATAATAACCAATACTAGAATACCAAGAAGTAATCTAACTACTTCTAACAGAGACTATTCTGGTATTATAGATGATGTATACACTTAGGTAGCAACGTTATCTCCAATTATGTCTAATATGTTTACTAAAAATGAAAAAGGAGTTAATACCGTAACTAATCCCTATTCCAACGCTATTAGTAGAACTATGCGTGGTAGACGTTTTAACGTTAATCCTGCTGTAGAAGATATTACCAGAAATAGAGCTATAGGCAATTACAATGTAGGACAAATGAATACTAATACTGGTGCTAATCTGGCATATAGACTACAAAGTGCTGTTAATACAGACAGAGCTATTGCAAGTCTTAGAAGTCAAGAAAGTAATGTTAATAATCAATACTTAGGAGACTATGCTAACACTATGAACAGTTTAGGACAACAGTATGTTAATGCTGTTAACATCGCTAATGAGGCTAATGCTCAAAATAGAGCTAATACTAGAAACATTAGAAGAACTGGAGCTAGTCAATTTAGTCAATGGGCACAGAACAGACAGCTTATGCGTAATCAGAGAAATAGGGACGATGCGATGATGGAATTATATGCCCCATTCTTGCAGTCTGGGTTTACTTCTCAAAGTCTAAGCAATTTTAATAAGTATTTAAGAAAGGGAGGTAGTTATGTAGGCTAATAGATTTGACAGAGCTGCTGAAGCTCCGATACTAAACACATACGTACCTATAGACTTTAATAACTTATATAGAATAGGTACTACATAGAAAGAAGCTGTAGATTAGGCCGCTCAATAGTTTGGAGCTCAGTTGCAGCGTTTTGGAGAATTTAGATCTCCATCTACTATAGATACTGAGAATTATTATAATCTTACTTTAAATCGTAGTGATATTTAGAATGCTATACAACAAATGGTATCTAATCCTGATTATTTGAAAGATGCTGCTAATAGAGCTGGTTTGTAGTCTTTACTCAATAATATAGACTATTCTTCTTTAAGTTTGCTTAAAGAGAGCGCCGACAATCTGAGAGCTGGATTGCAAATGAGAGCTAAAATGCAAGCAGAGGGTACATATAATAAAAATTGGGACAGATCTAATATTGCAGGTTATGATACTTTAACTAGTAAGAAGATATTTGAAGATATTACGCCTATAAAATATATGAATGCAAATCAGCTTAGTAATGCTTACTTTGATAATCTACAACCTAGTACTATAGGATCGGTATGGAAAGACGGAGTAAAATATTAGAGAACTGGTATCACATACGATCAATTAAAAGGTATAGCTACTGCTAGATTTAATGATCTTATTAGTACTCCTCAAGGTAGAGAGTATTATAGAGAAGCTTTAGAATCAGCCGGAGGTGATGAAGATAAAGCTAGAGAAGCATTTACTACTATGATAGCTAATTCTCAATTAGATAGAATTAGGAATGTAGATACAGTAGATCCTTACTGGTTGGCTATGGCTAAGCACAATTCTCGAGGTAGTCAAACAGAAATAGTAAGACCCAATCCTACTAGATTAGATTTTTTAAATGACAGTATTACTAAAAGTGTAGGCTCTTCGTTAGATAATAGATATGGTAACTACAGAAATTATATAGCTAGTCTTATAGATAAATATCCCAATACTAAGATATCAGAAGATGCTAAGAAAGGATTAAAGGGTATAGATGATAATATAGATAAGATAAAATAGCTTAACGAAGTTGCTTTAGCATACAGTGCCAGATATAGGCAAACTGGTAGTGATCAAGATTATGTTAACGCAGTTACTGCTAGAAATATGGCTAGCAATATATAGAGTTAGATGATGGGCAGAGCTAATAAATATATACTTCGGTAGGAGTTTCAAAATAAAGCAGGATTTTCTCCAACCGCGATAAGTAGCAAAGAATATTCTTCTAATAAGTATTTGACTGGAGTTAATCAAATCTAATGTGGCCTTAACTAAAGAAGACGACCTTATTACTGGATTAGGAGCTCTATATACTACAGTTAAAGATGAAAACGGCACTCAAAAAGAAGCTTATTAGTTTAGTAATTCTCAGGACTTCTTATTGCCTGAAACGGTGTTTTAGTTAGCTAGTGAAACAAAGCCTAGAAATATAAAAAGAGGAGCTGGAATATTTAGAAGTGAAGACTTTCCATTGAAAGAATTAATAGAAAGTGGACAAATGTCAAACGTACAATTTCTACCTGACAATAAAATGATAAAGGTAGATGGTAATTTCATGCTATCTGGAAAAATGAGGATACCTAAAGAAGATATAGAATCTGCATTAGGTACTGGAATAATTACAGGAGGAACTGGTGTTGTCGCATAGTTAACCCCTATGGGATGGTTTGGTAGAGATACTACTAGAGCTACTATAGAGAAGTTGTTTGGTGGTAGAAAAGTAAAAGAAGTAGTAGGTGAAAATGGAGCAGAGTTCTATGAGTTAGATACATATAGAGCACTACCTTAGGAAGACTTATCTTCTGAATATTGGCAAAGAGTATTACAAAGATGGCAAGGTGGTTCCAGTAGTGGTATAGGAGGAGCTAGTCAGGCTAAAGATGAATATTACACATCAGCAGAACAAACATTAGGATATTAATTATGAAAAAATAGAAAGTATACGATTCTTCATTAATAAACTCTGTCAGACAAAGACAGAGTTTATATGATAATTATATATAGCCTAAAGGTAATGTAGTAGAAGAATACATACATGAGATACAAAATCCTGTATCTTTGGATAAACCAGAAGACTTTGGTATAACGGATTTAGCGGTTAACGCGTTCTATGACTGGAATTAGACCTTAAATAGTATTAATAAGGATGAATCGCTTGGTAGGTATATCAGAGCAGACGAAGACTACAATACATTGTTAGGTCTTAAGGAATATATAAACGCTACTAGAGGAATATTAGAAGTATCTAAACAATTAAGTCAGAATCCTGATAATGAAGAACTGAAATAGAAACTAAAAGAACTATCTACTATATCATTAAACAGCAAACCTGCATACGAAAAAGCATTAAAAGGTGAATTTAATCATCAACCTTTAAATGATCAGTTACCTTATCAGTTAAAAAATGGTAGATTTGATGCCGTATTATCAGAAATAGACTATCAAACTAATATATCTTTAAAGCCAAATCAAAAGGAATTAGAGGATGATAACACAGAAAATATTCAAAATACCAGAATTACCTCTCTAAAGAGAGCAAAGAAGTACGCAGACAAAGCTAGATACTATGATAGTAAGATAAACTCTGAGTATTATAGAATGAAGAAAACACAACCAGGAATGGATTTTACAGATATAGATACATATTTATATAAACTACCTGGTTTATTTGGTTCTTCAGCTAACTCTTTGGGTAAACAAATACTAGGTACAATAAGTGCAGTAGTTGCTTCTATATCCAAATTTAAGAATCCTCTGGTTGGAGGACTTGCTGCTTTAGGTTCAATAGCTGCGAATATAGCTGCACGAGATTCTGAGTCTAATGCCGAAGTATATTCAAATTATAAAACTGCTATACAAAATGCAGCCGAAAAGTCTGGTATATCAAAGATAGTATTGAAAGATGCTAGAAATCAAATGAAAGACTCTGGCAAGTATACAAAAGAATAGATATAGGATGATGACTATATATATGATCAAATACTTTCTGGTAATATTAAAGTAAATAATAATACTTTTGATAAGATTAGATTAGACAATCTTGAAGGTATACGTTCTTTATTTACTGATAATATGGCTTTATCTACAGTAGATGTTGCTCAGTAGGCATTAGAAGTAGTTCCTCTAGGTTCTATAGCTAAGTCAGTTAAAGGTCTTAAAGCATTACAGAAGTTATCTCAGAGTAAAGTAGGAAATGCTCTTGATAAAGCTATTGAAGCTGGAAGCAATATTAGAAGTTAGTTAGCTAATAGAATAGACGATATAACTCAATTTGGTATTGATAATATAGACAAATTACCTACTAAAAGATTGCGTAAAAATATAGCAGATTTAGGAGGTAGAATTGCTATATCTTCTGTATTAGAAGGTGCAGAAGAAGGAATACAATATATAAAAGGTCAAAGATATATTGATAGAGATTTTGATCCAGATCCTAATATAGTGAAGAGTTGGGTTAAAAACTTAGGTACTGGAGCTAGAGCTATATTTGCAGCTATTACTCCTTGGGATCCTGTATATTCTAATGATCAAGAGTTCATAGAAAACTTCAAAGGAGGAGCGTTACTTGGCGGTCTTACTACTGGTGCAATTAGTGGTATTACTAATATACCAGGTACTAGAGCGTAGATTAAATCTGATCAATTTTTATCCTCTCTCTATGCAGAGAGTATGGATATGAAGGATAGAGTAAGAAAAAATATTCTGTATAGTAAAAAGATAAGGGAAGGAAAGTGGGATAACTTAATGGAATCCTTTGATTATCTATCTTCTATGAACATAGATGGTATAGATAAATCTGATATTGAAGCAGAAAAACAAAGAGCTTAGCTAGTAAGAAATACATTTACTTCTCAGACTAGCATAGGATAGGCTTTAGCTATAGGTATAGATCCTAGAACAGAGGAATATGATACATTTGTAGCATTAAAGGATCATCACGATCAATTGCTAAGTGATGCGTCAAAACGTCTGTATGACGCTAATTCTGCAGTAGAAGAAATAATGTATAGTCCTGAAGTGGAAAAACACATAATAACTATAGCACCAGATGCAGATATAGATACTCAAATAAGTATAAGACGTGCTATAGAAACCTACCCTCTACTTAAATTACACGATGAACTAATTAATGACTTCTTTGACAATAGTGCTAAGAAGTTGGAAGAACTGGAGAAGAATACTAATATACGTACATCTAGGTCTGATGTAATTAAATTCAAACATGCCTTGAACAAAGATAAGAAGGCTATATCAAAGGTTATGCGTGATCTGAAAAAGATACTAGATGACAATAACATTACAGAACAATAGTTAGAAGTTCCAGAAGTACACTAGACATTAAAAGATGCATTACAAGTTCAATTAATTGCTAATTTAGATAGAAACAGAGCAGAATTAGAAAGAGAAATCATGTTCTCTACTGATGAAAAAGCAATTAAGGCAAAAATAAATAAGTATAACAGAGTTGATATTAAAGATAATGAATTCATATAGAAACTAGATGATCTATATTCTGGTAAGAAAGAAGAACAAGAAGTAGAAGACGCTGTAATAGTAGGTGCAGAACCAGCAGAGACTGTAGATGTACCCTCCAAGACGTCATAGACAGAACAAAGTTCTGCAACTTCTTCAGCTGAATCTTTTCCAAAACATAATAAATATGGTATAATTATCAATTTTAATACAGATGATGATACTGATGGTACTAGTGTAAATATAGATGCTACGGAGGCTAAACGTGTATCTTTCGTTCTTTATAAAAGCATTGAAACGTCAAAAGACTTTGAAGAATTTTTATTAAAACTTCAAAACCGTGGTTGGAAAGCGAAAGCGTACGATATAGAAACTCTTCGCTAGTTGTACCCGTTTGTTAAGAACGGTACTATGACCAAAGAACAATTTGAATCGTATTTTGCATTTGGTAAGAAAGAAGAACAAGAAGTAGAAGTACCCATTGATCAAAAGCTTCTCAACGAATCTATGAATGACTTCATATCAGAAGGAGAATACCTTATTCACCAGAAAGTGAATGAAAGAAGTAAACTAAGAGCGGAGGAATTAGCTCGTATAACAAAAGAAGCACAGGAAGAATATCAAGCTCAGTTAGCTTTAGAAGAAATAAAAGCTAAAGAGCGCAAACAGACGTTGTCCGAATAGAAGGATACACCGATAGAAAACTCAGACGTAACACCTATTACTCCTGTAGTAGACCCAGATAAGACAGAGCCAGCACAAGTACAAGAAGTACCTACATTGGGTAGTATACTTGGTAATTTACTAGGAGACGAGGCGGTTCAGCAAATGGATCAACCATCTATACCTGTTACAGAAGAGAATATGCCAGAATAGGTAGAATCTAAACTCACACAACTAGAACCGTTAACTTATGATCCGTTAATAGATCCATATTCTCATCAATTAGCATATGAATTTAAATCATCTTACAAAGGTGAAGATGGACTTTGGAGAAAGAAGAGTACTAGATTCAGAGGTATGGAAGACTATCTGAATGATGAAGATTTTGGTAAAGTAAGTACAGGCAGAGATTTCATACAAAAGGCTCAGAAAGAAGGTGTACATTTTGAGGTAAAAGAAATAATAGATTCTAATACTGGAGAAGTACAGTATGATATATACGCTGTATTTAATATCGATGGTAAGAAATATGCCGCTGTAGTTAAAACAGAAGGATGGTTAAGGAATAGAGGTGGATCTGATTCCAGATTCTTAACTATGTCTAAGGAACAGCAAGATCATATTATATCTAATCTTAACGCTCTAAGAAACAAAATAATAGAGTATCATAAATTAGTTAAAAACGACTCTAACTATCAAATAGTACCTACAGGATTAAAAACCACTACTGGTAAATTTGTAAATCTTAAGAATAGTGACGGCAGTCCTTTTAATAGGTCTTTAATTGATACTGTATGGTAGACAGAAAAAGATCCCTATAAAATAACTCCAGATAATACAGAGATTGGAGTAACTACTGGAGGACATGGTGGCAATGTTATTAGACTTGGTAACAGAGTTTTATCTGCTAAAGGTTTTCCTATGGGTAAACCAGCATGGATTATAAAAGTACCTAGAGCTGATGGTAAATTTGATGAGAAAGTAGCTATTCTTAACTATAAAAACTTCAAAAATGATAAAGAAATAGCAGAACTAATTTTAGATCTTGTTACCTCTAACCAATTACAATATAAGGATAAGAATGGTGTAGAGACTCCTATGAGACCTTTAGATATAGTCAATTTCATAGTTAATTTTGGTAGTCACACTGCCACTGATCCTAACGATCCTAAGTTAAATCCAGATTAGATACGTGCTAGAATAGCTAAACAGTTCTATTTGGACGATAATAATAATCTGGTGCTAGGTCCTAATACATATAGTATCAGTGACCTATTATCTGTACCTGATATTCGTAATAAGGCTATATAGTACATAATGGATAATTTTCATTACACTATAGATGAAGATGGATTGACTAAGAACTATTTAGGTGGAGATTTACAATCTAAAGTAAGAGATACTAGATTTGAATCAGTTAGATCTTTCCTTAAAAACAGTAGTGTAGACAATATAGTAGTATTACCAGGTAAGATAGAGTTTAGTTTAAAAGATTTCGGTCTAAAGAAAGACAAAAAAGGTAATAAAGTAGTAGATAGATCTAATCCGAATGGTATTAGTGTACTTGGCTGGTACATTAAACAAGGGGTACTTACTACAGATATAGCAGACTATATGAATAATGCTAACATATATGTTGACGATGTTTAGCTAGTGGACAAAAGATCATAGAAATTGTAGGATGATATTAAAGAAGTCATAAAAGAAACAACCTAGGAAGAGAGTCAAATACTCACACTACCTGATGCTAGTGGTAAAGATATCCAAATAGACTTGGGGAAAATGTTTTCTTTATTAGATGGTAAAGAACATACTGGTCCTAATATGACTGTAGATACTATAGTTGACGATGAAATAGCTTATAATGACAAAGTAAATGTAGAATAGGCTAAGGCATGGTTGGACTCTACTCTAGGAATAAGTCCTGAGATTAGACCTTCTGTTATAGATGTTACGGAAGCGGGTCTAAGTGTAGTAGGTAGAGTAAAAGAAGATTCTATATTAATATATGAATAGGCACCTAAAGGCGTTGAATATCACGAAGCTTGGCATAGAGTATCTCAACTACTAATAGCTGAGAAGCGCAGAAATAGAATATACGATAGATATCGTAAAAAAGGTATAGGTGATAAATAGATAGATGAAATATTAGCAGAACAATTTAGAGAGTTTATGCTATATGAGTCTGGTAGATATGCATTTGATACCAAAAACTGGTTTAGACGAATTCTGGACTTTATAAAATTATGGACTAGAACCGGGCAATACGCATTAGCTAGATTATACTCAGATATTAATAGAGGTAAATTTTACGGCATACAACCTAGTGAACAGAATGTACGTAGATTTAGAAATATATATGGAGAAACTGGTGTTAATATGGAAGTTAATGGTTACACTTTCAAAACATTAACTCAAGTTAAACAGTTTGACGATATAGTTAAAAGTTTAATATACGCTTTCTTCTAGACCAATTTTACTGACGGGAAAACAATAAACTATGCTGATCTAGCTAATAATCCACCTAAGTTTGATACGCTAAAATTAATAGTACAAGCGTAGGCGTATAAATTCCCTTCTCCAGTAATGACGGAAATTGTAGAAAAGTTTGATGATGTATTTGCTCCTAATATCGCCAGTAGACTAAAAAATCTTGGAATACGAGCTATAGATAAGAATGAGAATGATACTATAACAGATATAGAAGAAGGGTCTGAAGGAGTGAATATAGGTCAACATACTGTAGAAGGTATGAATATATCAATCAAAGATAATGCTCCAGCAGAAGTAAAATTCTTCTTTCAAACTATTCCTCAATACATAATAGGAAAGGATGGTAAAACGCAGACTAAATTTGACGACTTAACACACTTCCCTAGTTTCGTAGACTCTAATACTGCTTGGAATAAAATATTAAAAGACTTAGCCGGATGTAGAAACATATCTAATATAATGACCAAAGTAGTCAATTTATAGAAATATGATCCATTCTATCAAGCATTATTAGTTAGATTGAATCAACTTATTAATGATAGTGCTAAAGGTTCTGTATAGGCAGAAGCAATGCTAACCAAAATAGAAACTGTTATTACTTCTGATATTAACAATTATATTACAGCTAAAATAGAATAGGACAGAGAAACAGGAATGGTAAGTATGTCATTGACAGATAATACAGTAGATGTTAAATCTGCTAACTATCCTAAAGTATGGTCATAGTCTTTGTTTACTAACTCTGGATTATTCAGATATAATTCAGAAGGAGTAGTGGTTGCAGAAGAAGGAGCAGTAAAAGGTCTTTCTACTATAATAAATAACTTCAATAAATTAAAGAGTGCATTTTAGGACAACAGAGGTATTTTAAAGTTGGATGATAGAAATATCGATTTGCATATACCAGCAAACCAAGAGTATTTAAAAGACTTCATTGTTAGAATGTTTAATGTAATAGGTATATTGATAGATAAACCTACTATCAATCGTATGCTAATGTCTGGAGATTACGGTAACCCTAAAGCTGATCAATATACTTTGTTAAGCACATTTGTTACTACTCCAGTTAATTTTGGTGGTATTCCAAGAATTGTATCTATTCTTAATGATATTAAGAATGCAATAAATAAGAATGGCACATTATCTGAGATTAAATCTAACGAATTAACACTTAATCCTACTCAGATATGGAATAATATTGGTTTTGTTAAAGAATTAGCTAACTATTATGCCTATGTACACGCTACTGAAAATAGTCTAAATAGTTATGGTCCAGATGGTAATACATACTACATGGTATCTTAGAATAACTTTGCAAAAGACCGTATAAATGAGTTAAATACAGACTAGGAGTTATTTGCAAATTTAGACTCTGTAGTGTATAACAAACATTCAATAATACTAGATGCTGTGAGAAATGGCAACCATGATTTGCAAGTAGAAACTCTTATCAACTTCAAAGATAACACTACATATGATGCTGGTAGAGACTACTTTGGTATCACGGATAGAGAGGATTACATTGCTAAAATGACTGCTGTATTCAACAATAGACTGATATTCCCTACAGTGGCAGATAAGAAGACATATCATATGATTAAAGGTATTACTCTTCCTCATGAGAGAATAAAATTCTAGTAGACAGATGCTGGTATGTATATTACTTATGGGGATGACTCTCTAGATATATTGTTAGGTTATTGTTAGGATGAATTAAACCAAATAGAATTAACTCTAAGACAAATAGATGACGATCCTTCACACTATGATGAAAAAACAGGAATTCATTATAATGATGATGGTAGTGTTAACGATGATTGGTTAGATCCTGGCAGAAGAAACAAAAATTTCCATACACCTAATAAATATGATTATAAAGACAAAGACGGTATTGAACATACGGTTACATTAGAAGGTAATGGAGCGCGCTTTTTATTTTTAACTGGTATATACACAGACAAGGGTTTTGTTAGTTTCAATGATCCTACTAAGTCTGCTAAAGAGAATTTAGAGACAGCTAAACAATACTTCTTCAATACTTCTATAGAAACATAGAAAGCGTTTTTAAGTGGAGTGATTAGTAAAAGAGTAAAATAGGAAATAGAAACTGCTAAGGAATTAGGTTTGATAACATCTGCAACAGAGGATAACAAAATATGGAGTCTAAGAAATGAATTATTAGACGATATAGAATTAGGAAAGAGAAAAGCTTATTATGCTAATATGGATCCTGTAAATGCAGAAGGTTACGCTATATTCGATATGCTTGCTGATTATACCATAAATAGTATAATATCTGTATCAGAGATTGAAAAGATATTCAGTGGAGCTCCTGCCTACTATAAAATAAAATATGATAGATAGGGAATAACCGATATATCTGTTGATAAGATCAAACGTCTTGGTTCTCTTACTTCTACTGGTATAAATAACAGATTAGACTTCTTTAATGATCCTATTAGACAAGAATACACTGTAGCTGAACTAAAAGATCATGAAATACAGAGTAAACAATATTATGATTATGAAAGGTTGTTCACTATAGGTAATATAAAAGAGACTATACAAGAACTTGAAGGTGAAGATGCTTGGAATAACGTAAAAAACCTAAGTATAGCTGAGATAGAAAAAGTATATCCAGACGCTGTAGATATGGCACGTAAAGCTGCTAAAGTAGAAGTAGCCGGGTATAAAAAAGGCATTAATGTAGCTGACGCAGCAGTGTATATTAGTCCTAATATGACCAGAGACTTACTTAGAATGCGTGGTGTATGGAGTGAGGATATAAAGAAAGCATTTGATATTCTTACCAACCCAGACACTGCAGACAAGTGGGAATCAGATCCGTAGTTATATGCTAAGGCAAACAAGGTTGTACTTAATGCTATGAAGTATGTAGCATTTGGAACTAGATTTAACGAAATACCAGGATTAGGTATACCTTATTTCAATAAAATGGCTCTATTCCCTCTGTTTAAATCTATAGCTACAGGTGATATAAAAGCTCTTTATGATAGGATGGTTGATCCTAACAATCCTTTGGATATGGTTATGTTTGATTCAGCTGTCAAAGCAGGTTCTAGGAATCCTATGAAGGCTTACAGATCTGCTAAAGATAGTGAAATTGAGCTTAGAGATGGTCAGACGGTATTATCTGCACATTTAACTGATAAACTTATAAGTGGAGAAGGTAATATTTTAAATGATTTTTACAATCTTACTACTTATACTTAGAAATTTAAATATTTACGTCAACAATTAGAAACTAATCCTCATACACATGAAGAGTAGATGGCAGGTACTCAGTTTATGAAAGTGAACTTGTCTAATCTTCGTATGGGAGATATGTATGGTAAAGAAGGAGATCAAGTATCTGGTCAGGTAATAAAAGATACAGTTATGAATGCTTTAAATCAGTTATCTGATATTGGTAAAGCTAAACTGTAGGAAGAATTGTTTAAAGATGGTAAAGTAAATATTACACATCTTGGTAAAATGTTGGAAAGAGATGCTAGAGAGTCAGGAGCAAACGACAATGTATTATCTGGACTTGCAACCAAGGATGATGCTTTTGTGATTCCATTATCTGCATTATCTGATAATAAATGGCTTGAGAGTAGATTTATTTCTATGATTAATAAACTAATCATTGATGTTCATATGCCTGGAGGCGCATTCATTCAAAGATCTGCATTTGGAATAGAGGCTACTAGTACGAACGTTATTACAGAAGATATGATTAATGATGGTAAACCATTACTATCTATCAATAATAAAGATGGTTCTATGGATTCTGTAGTAAGTATAAACTTATTCAAACATATAATACCAGACTATAAAAAAATGACCTTTAGATAGGCTAGGAAATGGCTTATCGATAAAGGTATTATAGGTCAAAATGCAGAAGCAACTGCTATTGGTTATCGTATTCCTACGCAGTCTGTAGCATCTATATCTGCACTGAGATTTGTAGATGTGTTTCCAGAAATAATGGGAGATACAATTATGCTTCCAGAAGACTTTACTAAGCTTACCGGCTCTGACTTCGATATTGATAAATTATATGTGGCTAGATTTGGGTTTGACGATAAAGGTATTAGAATAAATGATGATTCTGAAGCTGGTATTAAGAATAGGATGTTAGACGCATATATGAAAGTGCTGCTTACTAAAGATAATACCAGTGCTTTAAAGTTGTCTATTGATAATGCTACAGAAAATGTTAAAGATGTGCTAAAAGATATTGAAAGTAGTAGACCTATACATTATGCACAACCCATGGAAGTATATACTCCTTCTTATCAAGAAGCTAGAAAGGCAGAGTACACAGGTGGTAAAGCAGGTATTGGACCTTTCGCTCTTAACAATGCACATCATATTCTTACGTAGCTTACTAAATTAAGATTAGGAAGTACTGACTTTACAAATGCATTAAAGTTGACAGACTTAGGAAGAATCTTTGACTATCCTACTACAGGACAAGCAAAAGGTGGCCGTATATTAGATTGGTTATCTGCTATGATTAATGGTTTTGTAGATATAGCTAAGGATCCATATATCGTCCGCCTAAATGTAAATAGCTGGACTTATAATATGGTGTCATTCTTGTTAAGAACTGGTAAAGGTAAATAGACATTTTATTTCATGAGTCAACCTATACTCAAAGAAATGGCTTAGGAAGTACTTAAAACTAAGGGTAAATATGGAGTAGATAGGACTAAGACTCCTTCATAGTTAGAGAAAGAAGCCATTGAGAGAGTATTAGATAAATATGATCCAGATAAAAAAATTAGAAAACAGTATGAATATATAAATCGTAAAGAAGAACTAAAAGCTGCGGAATACTAGGATTTGTTCACCACTTACTTAAATGATAAAGGTGAAGAAACATCTAGAACTAGAGAAAATCTATTCGCAAGTCCTACTATAACTGTAAATGGTCAAACATATAAAAATTCTGATTATATGAAAGAGCAAGTTAGAATATACTACGCTTGGAAAGCATTAAAACCATATGCAGATGATTTAGCTAATCTTGTTAAGTATTCTAAAATAGATACTAAGAAGACTGGTAAAACTTTTGCAGAATAGTAGACATATTATAATGGTATGTGGGACTTAGCAGAAAACAGTAAATTTGCAGATGGTGAGGTACGTAGATTCTACGAAGAAACTTTTATAGCCAGAAAGACTGAAAACAGTATTCCATTTGGAACTCGTATATTTGCTAATTTGTTGTTTAGAAATACAGATCAATTTATATATCAAAAAGATTTAGTGTTATCATTACTTGGTAGAAAAGCAACAGCTACTTCTGATCTGCTTAATGCTGTTATAAATAGTATGGAAGCATAGTTAAAGAGTGAGTTCTTTAATCAATATGCTAGAGATAATAATATAGATACTAGTACTATGTTTAAAGGAAAGAACTCTATGGCTAAGAGACTTAATAGATTTAAGTAGGAGATATTGAAAGGCAACCCTAAGTTATCTCATTTACTTAGTCGTGATGGCACTATAGCTAATGATTTTGTTAATTACTTGATACCAAATATTAATAATGACGCTCTAGACTTTATAGATACGTCTTCATTACTTAGTCCAGACCAAGCTACTGCAGATAATCTTATTAATTATTGGAGAGAGCTTATAGATGATTCAAATCCTCAAGTAAGTAAGCTGTTTAAAGATTTAGTAGTGTACGCATTTGCTACTTCTGGAGACAATGCTGCAATGAACTCGTTCTTTCAATATGTACCAAACAGTTATAGAAAAGAAATGGGCTATGTAGACTTTGTTAAAGGTAAGTTAGAATAGTTAGTTAATAACTCTTCGTTAGGATATAGAAGTAAAGATGAAATATTCTTAAATAATTGGAATAACGATAAGTTAGTGAGACCTGTAGATTTGTATCATCCTACATCAGGCTCTATACTTAGAAGTATTTCTACTAATGAAGATTCTGTAGCGCCTAATATAATATTAGGACAAAGAACAGATTCTGATAATGCTGTAATAAGACCTATAAGTTGGATCAAAATACAGGATTATAATTATAAGACCAGATCATATCCATTATTTCCTCCTTATATAAAGATTAAAGATAGTTTAGGTTTTGGACCAGCTAACTGGCATGTATATAACTTGATAGGTTATAAGTCTGAATTAGAATTATCTAAGACTGGTAAACCTACAGGCAGAATTAACTATTATCCGTTATATGGATTAGTATCCAAAAGAGGATATAAGTATAGAGATCACACTATAGTAGAATATGGTAAGAATACTGAGTTGGACTTTAATAGAGAACAAGAATGGGATTATTCAGAAGCGTTATAGAACCCTGAAGCTTTAGTAGATATGGCTCATGAACTTGATAAAGATCAATGGAGAAGAGATTTAGATAGAATAAAGCCTATAAACGAACTTCCTAGTTATCAAAAATTTAACTATGCTTTATCTGAACAAGACAGAGTATATGAAGAATCTATTGATGATTTTGACGATAGTGACAATATGCCACCGTTGGAAGAAGCAGAAAATGCTGAAGAATTTACAGAACAGTAGTAGACTAGTAAAGTTACAAAGATAATATCCGGTGGTCAAACTGGAATAGATAGATTAGGTCTTGAGGTAGGTAGAGAACTAGGCATTGAAACGGGTGGGACTACTACTCCTGGTTATTATACTGAAATAGGTAGAGATGAAAGTCTTAAAGATTTTGGTGTAACTGAAATAACTACAGAATTACAATCTGGTAAAACTGGCAAAGAATTTTATTTACCTCGTACTGAACAAAATGTACTTAATTCTGATGGTACTGTATACTTTTCTACGAATGAAGATTCTGCTGGTAAAATAGCTACTTAGAGATTTGCCAAGAAACATAATAAGCCTTTTATACTTAATCCTACTGTTATTGAACTGCAACAATGGTTATCTAATAACAATATAAGTATATTAAATGTAGCAGGTAATAGAGGATCTAAAACATCTGATAGTTTTAAGAATAATGTAAAGAATGTATTAAAAGAAGCTATAAAACCACAAGCTATTCAATTATCTTTGTTTGATAAAGCTCCATTATCTGGTATTGACTTAGTGGGTTTGTATGAAGAAGGTGATCGTAGAGTAAAAGAAATTCTTGAATAGTTAGATAATACTCCAGAAGAGAACTAGACTTATTTAAATGAATTTGCAGCTATGTTAAGAAAAGATAATGTAACTACTCAAGAAGGTCTTGAAGAAGCAATTAGAAAGTTCATATGTAATTTATAATCCTAGAAAGTATGATTAAATGTCCAAATAAAAACCTTTCAGAATGGAAGGAAATAGAAAGAGTATTACCAGATATTAAGTATACAGTCTGGGATTTGAATAACGGTTATGGTATAGATAAGGCTCCCAATGGGGAGTCATCTATATTGTTTCAAGATTTACTTAAACAGTATAATAATGATAGAGACGCTGCTATTAAAGCTAAAGCTGTAATATATTCTAATAGCTTTAAAGAACAAGTACAACCTACATTAGATGCAAATGGAGAACCTAATATATCAGACTTATTATCTGTAAATAGAGTAGATTATAAGTCTGAATAGTTTACTCCAATATCTGAAGAAGATATGCAAATAGTAGATGAAGTTACTAAGTTATATGATAAGATTATTAAAGGTATGAAAGACAGATTAAATTCTGTCAAAAGATACTCAACAAAAAATCCTAGATTGTGGAATCAACTTTAGACTATTATATCTCAGTTAACTAATGCTGAAACAGAACAAGGTATACTATAGTTTATGCAACATGTACATGATTCTATATAGCAATCTATTGAATTTTTAAACAAGCCTGTAGAACAAATTAGCGCAAGGTAGATAGGGCAATTATCAACAGACTATATTGGTTTCTATAAGCCACTACTAGATAATATCAGATATATAGCAGATACTACAGATATATTCAAAGATATGCCAGACTATGAAAATATCATAGAAAGACTTGATGAACTTAGTAGCTTAGTAAATAAAGTAAATAACAAATTTATCAATGTTAGTAAGAGAAAAGCATATGGAGAATTGCGCAGTTACTTATAGCAACAAGGAATGCCTTCCAATATGATTTAGGATACAATAAATTGGTTAGATGACCCTAAGCACGATTCAAGTATGTTTATGAACTGGTTTGGTATGGCTACTAATAGTAATAATGCTGTTTAGCAAGCTATAGCAAAGATGTTGAATGATGTTAAAAATGCAACGGATAGAGAAACACTATCTGTAGGATTAGAACTTGTTAAGCTAGTAAATGCTGCTAAAGAAAAATATGGTAATGACGTACAGAAGTTACTATATGAAAGATCAAGAGATGGCAAATTCTCAGGTTATAGAGTAAAACCAGTAAATTGGGGTTAGATGAAAAAAGACCAGAGAGAGTTCTTGGATAAAACTGCGGAATCATTAGGCATTCCTAAGGATGAAAATGGTCAATATGTACTACCAGCAGATGAAAATATTCAAAACAAATGGTTTGATGCTATGAATAAGTGGTACAGCGAAAGAGCTGAGAGAAAATACACCTCTGACTACTATACATTACGCAATGAACTATTATCACTAGCTACTAGAGATGCTCAAAGCGAAATACAAAGAGCCATAGATAGTATTGTATCTTCTATTACATAGAATGGAGTATAGCTTGATAATTTATTAACAGAAGCTGAATTTAGATAGCTAGAAGATTTACGTAAGCAGAAAAGACTTTTAGCTAATCCTTTTAATTTAGATGGTAGTGAGAAAACAGGTACAGATGCCATAATAGCAAAGGAACTTACTGATTTTAATGAAGAAGTATCTAAGCACGTTAAATATGATGTAGATAGGGATAGATATGAGGCAGATAGAGCTATAGTTGCAGAAAAATATGGTGAAGGTTCTGAATAGTTAAAGTTATGGGAAAAAAGAAATACTGTTGAAAGGTATACTGATGAATTCTATGAAAGAATAAGAAAACTGGAAAGAGACGATGCTAATAGTGACAAAGATGGATTATATCAAAAGTTAGTAAAACGTAGAAGAAAACTATAGCAATTATATAAAGACCCTCATACTAACAAAATAAACGCAGATATATTATCTGATGATGAACGTAGAAGTCTGTTATAGTTAGACTAGGATATAGCAGACGCATATACTTGGTATGAAAGAGAAGAAACAGAAGATGCAGATAAGTTCTATGATTTTGCTGAGATGGCGTATACCGAACAGTATTACATAGATGGTCAGAAAGCAAGAGACGCTGGTCCAGATGCTTATAATGAATGGTTTAATCTTACTCATTATGAAGATGGTAGAGGTCACATGCATCCTGCTTCATATTATACTGAACTAAGACCAAAAGAAGAATTTAAAGATAAGTATACAGAAATTGTACCATCTGGTAAATATACTAGATTAGACCCATCTTCTGAATGGTATAATAATAAGTGGAAGGAAGATGGTCCAGCTATATAGCCCAGTTTAAAATATTATGATAATAGTAAGGCTTATAATGACATGGTCAGTAAGCCAGAAGTAAAAGCTTTATATGATCGAATAGAAGAGTTATTAAATGAAGCAAATAGTTGGGTATCATTTATATAGTACGCTGGTGATAACAGAATGCCACAGATACCTGCTAGATTTATGCAAGCCCTGAGTCGTAAAGACGGCATATTAGAAAAGCTTAGATACTCTGTAGAAGATTTAGTCACTACTAAGGCAGACGACTTAGATTTTGTAGAAGAATTTTCTACTATGCCTAATGGAGATCCTATTAAAGTAATACCAACCAGATTTATCAAAATGCTAGACGACCCTAATACTATATCTACAGACGCTGTAGCTGCTACTGTTTAGTATTATAATATGGCTGCTAACTATAGAAACATGTCTGAAAAGCAAGCAGAAGTAGAACTTATGCTTAACTTACTTAGGAATACGCAAATTAGAACTAAGAAGGAACTTAAAGGTCCAGGAGCTTCTAATACATATAAATAGGCTCAATTGCTTGTTGATAGACTTATGTATGGTAGAAATAAAACTCCTATATTATGGAATGTAGGTGGCAAAGAAGTTAATGTAGGTAAAACTTTAGATATAGTTAGGGGTTTTGTTACTAAAGTAAACTTATCTGGTAACTTATGGTCTATAGGTACTTCTTTCTTTACAGATGCTACTTATACTACACTAGAGGCTAAGATGGGTAGATATTTTGATTTAGAAGACCTTAATTATGCAAAGAGTGAATTTGCTAGAGAACTACCAAGTATGATGGCGGGTATAGGTAATCCTAATCCTAAAGGTAAGTTAGCTTACTTAGTAATGTTAAATCAAGTAGTAAAAGATAATAAAGAGTTATTTGATAGATTAGACCAAAGTTAGGTATTACGAGCAATTAATCAAAATTTTTGGTTTGCTGGTTATACATAGGCTGATTATACTGTTAAGAGTCATGTACTTTTAAGTATCTATCACAACTATCGATTCGTTGAAAATGAAGGTTTTTTATCTAAAGCGTAGTATATAGATAAATTCTACCCTACAGATAGAAAGAAAGGGGCTGTAGCATTTAAGCAGCTAGGTACTACACTTTATGACGCTTATATATAGCTTCCCAATGGAGATATAGCTGTAGATGATAAATATTCCAAGTATGTTACAGAAAAGCTTTTAAACGATGTTAAAAACAGAATAGACATATTAGCTAGAAGAACTGATGGTACTATCAGAGAGGTAGATAAGGCTGGTATACACGCTAATTCTATTGCTTCATATTTAGTGCTTCATCGTAACTTTATGGTATCTGCATTACATGATAGATTTAAAGGTAAGTAGTTTAACTTAGACTTAGGAGTAACCGAAGAAGGCTATTATAGGTCATTTGGCAGACTTTTAAAAGGTCTGACATTTAGTCCATCTGCTATTACACAGCTTATTGCAGATTATAATAATATGCAAGAGTATGAACAGTATGCTGTTAGAAGAACTTTAAATGAATTATGCCTTATTGCTGGTTCTACTGTAGTAGCTATAAGCTTAGCAAGTTTAGTAGATGGAGACGATGACTATGATAACTGGTTTATGCAAGCTACAACTTACTTAGCTATGCGTTCAGCATTTGAATTCCGTACTATGTATAATCCATTTGAATTTTTAGCACTTATTAAATCTCCTACAGCAGCTTTCAACTGGTTTGATAATCTATCTAGCTTTATTAATCTAGTTAATCCTGTTTCGTATGTTGGAGATAGAACTCCGCTTACTATTATAGATAGAGGAGTATATGAAGGTATGCCAGTAATATTGAAGAATATAATTAAAGTTACTCCTTTTAAGAGTATTATAGAAGCTAAAGATCCAAAAAGCAAACGAAATTACTTATAGAATCAGTTAATGAACTTCTAAGTTTCTATATGAATTATCAATTCTTTGAAATAAATTTTAAAAAGAAAGGCGGTTAAACTAATAACCGCCTTGTTTGTTATGAAGACTCACCAATATCTTCATAACTATAATAATCTTCTTCTGGAACTTCAGCTTTCATAGGCTCACCAAACCTATATGATGTTATAAACAATCTCTGTACTAATTCTGGAACTGACACGCCATTCCAAAATGATTGAATACATAAAGCTGCATTAAGGTTAATTCTCTTACCAGTTTCTCGAAGATTAATAATATCTCTTTTATATTTTGGATTATTAAAGCAATATACTGTATAATGCTTTTTATTGATAGTAATGTATTTAGTACTGTGTTTAGTCTTTAATTGACAAAACTTTCTAAATCTTTCAAGAGATTCAACAGTATTAACACTACTATCATATACAAGAAAGACCATATCTTCTAAGAATGGTCTATTTTTATCTGTAGTATAAGCATTTATAAAACCACTTTCTACAGTTAAATCTCTCCAAGTAATATTATCATCACATAGTGGTACAATATATATACTTATGTCATTCAAGTTTTTCAGTACCATCTCCTTCGTAATAACTGCGAGTATGATCCCAGTTATTACTCTGATAATGATATGAAAGTTCTGATAGTGTATCGAAAATTATGTCTTTACTGTTCATCAACTCATTTTCGTTTAACATATTAAATACTCTTACTTCATTATTACCATTACTTTGAATAGCAATAATATATGCTTCACAATCATAGTCTGAAATATTAATCTCTTGATCGTTCATATACCATGTAACTGCAAGCAAATAAAATGCAATTTGTCTATAATAATCATACGTCTCTACAGAATGTTTGAAATTATAGACATCAGTTGTTGTCTTTAAATCAATTACTGTAATCTTCTTATTAACATGGTCAATCTTAACTCTGTCTAACAAGGACTTACAAGGTAATTTATATTTTGGATCTTCCCAGTTTATGTGAAATTCATTATGACATTCACAACCTGGGTCGTTTGTAAGTAACTCATTCGCTTTCTTATGTTCATCAATATTTTTCTTAATATTTTTAAGCATATTCAAATCAGCAAAAGATATTACTTTTTTGCTTTGTTTCTTTTGTAAATATTCAATATAATCATTGAATTTCTTTACTAAATTTGTTGCTTCTAAGAGTTTATTTTGATCTATTTTAGTATTATTATAAGCACTATTATATGCTTCTAATAATATTGAATTTTCATCATCTAATGGTTTAATTAGCTTAAGATCTGTATAACATTCGCAGAAGTCTTTTTGTTGCTTTACTTTAGGTACTTCATAGTCAAGAATTATATAATCATTCCAAAATTCTTCTGGTTGAAGTATATACTCATGTATCATAGTACCTCTTTCAAGCTGGGGAAGTTTTAATCCTTCCTCTTTACCATCAAGCATATCTCGATAGTATCTTGGTCCTTTCTTCAAGAACCAACCTATTGCAGAATTTGATATTCTCGTATTGTCTTCATAATACGGCTTATCAATTATCATTCTTATTTAATTCTATAGTTACTATTTTAGGTCTTTCTCTTTCAAGATAACTGTCAGTTAATATACTACAATTATATTGATTTAAATGACCGTATGATATACCATCATGCCAATGCCCAAAGAAATGATGCTTATACTTACCAAAACAGTAATGTTCAAGCTTTTCATTATAATTAGGATTTTCATGAGTGATTAGTATATCACAATTTTGTATCTTTTCATATGGACATATATATTCATCATATTCATTCTGAGTATCTTCAAATGCCCATGTTTGCCAATGTATAGGAGCTATCCAAGGAGTTCCATAAAAGGTTATTCCTTCATATTCATATAGTTCATCAATAAGAAATACTACTTTATCATTAGTTAAAGCTGATATCTTAGTCTTAAAATATTGCCAACTTAAATTCTTTACAATACCATTGATAAGATTTTCTATATAAATATCATGGTTTCCTGGAACTACAATTACCTTTTTACATGGTAATTTATTTACCCAATTGACAAAAGTAATAGACCAGAATTTATCTGATTCTTCATTATCTCTTTGAGCAAGCAAATTCACTACATCACCTGCTATACATAATACATCACATTCTGGTATATTAATCAAATGACCATGTACATCACTTATTGCGCATATTTTCATGGTACAATGTTTTTGTTAATTTATATATTAGTATACTATAAAATAGTATCATTTTAGTTTCTTTATTAGTTCATCTACTTCCTTCTAAGTATGTACTACATAGAAGTCTATATCTAATTTATTAGAGTATAGGTAGTATCTGAATAGTTTTTCACGTAAAGGCCATGCTTCATTAGGATAACCTTTGCATTCAATAATAAAATCTTTACCTACAAAATCAGGTAAATAAGTCATAGGACGATATTTCTTATCATTAAAAGTAAAAGCTGGAAGTAGCTCATATCTATGCATCTCGTAATCTGCCATGATATTTGCTTCTTTCAGCTTTTTATACGTATAAGTCTCTAGTTTACTACGAAATTTAATTCCATTATATTCATTAGGAGTTGCATTCCGAACTTTCCCTGTTGACTATTTCTTCTTTCTTTTCATCTTTCATTAAAATATCAATTGCATTTTCAATAGTAGAAATAGTATCTCTATCAATTCCTTCAACGTATACTCTTGCCATACCAAATTTTAGTTTGATTTGAGAGTATCTAAAATCTTTAGAATCTTCTATCCAACCTGCAAATACTTTGTCAAGTAAGTCTATAACATATGAATTGTCTATATCTAATCCATAATGACCTTCCTCTAAGTAATCTTTATACTTATCGTTAAACTCGTTAATTGTCATAATTATTAGTAATAGTTCTTTTTAGTTACTCCTATAGTTTCTTTACCATTAGAAATATAGTAAATACTTCGTGTCATAATTTTATTACCATATAATATATTATTCCAACCAAATTTTACTACTTTCCATAAATTTTTATAATATTCATTAGTTTCCTTAATCTTACTATTTAGTATATTTATAAAATAGTTTAATAAGAATACAGGAATATTATACATAATGAGAAGTACTAACAATGGTATAGCTATAATATTTCCTAATGTCTTAAAAAATTTCTTCATATAACCATTTTTTAATAGTTTCAAAGCCATTAACTTTAATAGCATCTGATATATCCTTTGCTTTAAACTTTTTATGTACTAATAAGCCTTCTAAGCCTGTTTTAAGGCTCATTTTACGAAGATATTTAACACCAGCTTCATCTCTATCAAAGATAATGATAATACGTTTAAAACGCTTCCTAAGCTGCTTTAGTACCTTATCTGGAATAAAAGTACTTTCGGAGGATGGAGAAATTGCAGCTATCCCCATTTCGTATAAACACATGACGTCTTTCATACTCTTTGTAATAATGAGTATATCTCCAGTTTTAGGTAACTGTTTATAACCCTGAATATCTAATTCAGTCAGATTGTTACGCCATTTTGTATATTTGTCTGCTAAAGGTCTGTATATCTTAAAATGATTATACACCTTATACGCATACATAGGATTAGTATCCTTGTAAATACCCTTTACAATTCCGTTACATAGATAATACTTAATACTACTTACTCCAAACTTATTCAGAGTAGTAGTAGAAATATTGAACTGAGACCAGTAATTGATGTCTGTTAGAGTAAAGTCTTGCCTTACAACACCAATTACAGTCTCCGTTGACGGTATATATTGCTTAGAGCTAACGAGTTGCGTATCCTTAGTAATTTTAAGCTTACTAACTATATCTTTTAGTATATCAGAATAGTTAGTTATGCCTGTAAGTAGAGATACAAATTTGATTACATTACCGCAATCTCCTGTACCATGATCTTTAAACATTAACTGTTTAGTAGTCCTACTATAGAAACATCCAAATGAAGGATTTTTATCTTTCCTAAATGGACTATTATATATCATACCTACTTTAAAATTACCTATATACGCTGTATATATATCATATTCTGTTACTTTAGTTAATATGTAATCTAAAGTAAGAACATCATCTTCTTGTATGTTTGTAGTATCGTAAACCATATGATATATTGTTTAGGGCCCCGTATGAGATTTGAACTCATATTCCTAAAGTAACCTTTAGTGCTTACCATTTAGCAGAACGGCGCCATATAAAACGTGAGTGCATACTATTCAAATTCTGTAAATTTCTATAGTGTAGATTTTCGTCTTCTACTATCGACCTCAGCATTACCTGTAAGACCAATTAGGATTTAAACCTAAGTCTCTATATCATACAGTAGTACGCTACTCACGTATCGCTATATAATGCCTAGCGTAGGCTGCTATTTTTTAAAGACTATTAGAAAGGAAGATCGCTATTTTCTAACGGATTATCTTCCTTCTTCTCATTGTCTGCTAACACAGGACGAGTAAACTGGTCTATGTTAAGCTCTGTAATCATACTCTTTTCACCTTCTGGTAATACCATAGGTTCAATGAATTTGAATTTACAATAACTAGGCAATGTAGTATAGCCTTTTTTATTATATACTATCTTTACTTTAAGTAATATGTTTTTATTTGCTGCATTAAGCAAATTAGCTACCCAATCTGCAAATTCCTTATAGGAAGCGCCAGTAAATACTAGAGCTTCTTTAGGATAGAAACATCCTAGTATCTGAAGTATACGCTTTACTTGTCTACTTCCTCTAGCTTGGTAATCTTCTTCAGACATACCTGGCATTTTACTAGATTCCCATTCTGTATGAATAAGCTCTTGTCCATCTTTTTCAAACTTAATCTCAAGGAATATATTCCCGTTAATAGATTTATCTACTCTAGCAGATACAAGTTTCACGTCATCGTGAATACCTGCTTCTAAATACTTACTCTTGCTATCTGTAATTTCAATCTGGTTTGCTAATTCTGTACTATAAATCATGACTTATTTCTTTTGTTAAGGAAGTAAGCACAGATTCTAACCTAAAAGAAGCTATGCTTACTTTATAGGTTAATTATTCAGGTAAATATATTCTATCCCAATGAGTAATAATGTTATTATTATCATCACTCTCTGCTAATACTATATTCTGTCCTCTTAAGTGTGGTGCTCTTGCTTCTCTTACTGAATTATCTCCACCTTCAAATGAGATTCTAGTCTCATTCTTCTTTCTATATACATAGCCTACGGCATCTGATTCTCCACATATAATATTAGCAAGCTTACCTACTAAATCAAGAGACATCTCTGACATTTCTTCTCCATCTTTGTTAATCATCTTATCTTTAAGATGACCAATAAGAATAAAGTTATCACATAAGTCTCTAAACATGTCTATTACTTTTCTCACAGCTTGCTGTAAATACATATAACCAGAACCATTAGGCAATGTCCTAACATCTGTTCCATTATACGTCTTACCCATAGGAGTAGCTTTATACAGCTGAACCGCATAGCTTAGACATATCTCTTCAAGTCTTGAAGCATTATCAAGAGTAATATATTTATACGGTTTCTTACCCGTTTCTTTAATTTCTGTTCTAATAGCATTTGCAATTTCACCTAAATCTTTTACAGATCTAGCTTGTACTGCTAATGCCTCAAGGAATTCAGAACCTCCTTCTAAATCGACAATAAGATTATTATCTAATTTAGATGCTAAAGTAGTTTTACCAGCTTTAGGTTTTCCAAAGATTATTAGAAATCTAGGGTTTTCTACTTTAGCTTTAATTTTTTCTTTTGGTAATACAATCATAAAAAGCTATTTTTGTATTCCTATTCTGATATTCTCTGATATTTTTCTGATAGTACGGAATAATTCTAATATTAGAACCAATAAGTTTTATTGTTCTTAATCTTAATAGTAATATCAAGTATAATTTTCTTTGTTTTAGGTTTCAGGTGATTCAAAGAACCTGTTGCAATCGGTATGATTTCGTAACCGATCTGTACGAAGTTATCAAAAATCTTAATCGGAGTACCAAATTCGTCTTCAAAGTCATAATCTTTGATAAACGGATAATTCTTTTTAGCATACAAGTCAATTGCATTAATTGCGCTAAAGAATTCAGTTTCCAAATCAAAATTAGTATTATCAGTAGCAAACGCATAGCTACCTGCAGGTAACCAACCTACATTGTGTGTATTACTAATACCTAAAGTAATCAAATCGCCAGCACCAGCATATTCAATACCATAATTGTGCTTAGGATAATCACTCTTGCTTTCTACTGTTAACCACGGGTATGCAGTAATCATACGATCCATTAACTTCTCTTTATAAGTCTTAGCAGTGTCAATAGTTTTCGGTAATGTAAATGTATATGTTTTCATAAATTTCAGCCTTTTTTAATTGTTATTACTAAACGAAAATTTCTTTGCTGGTTCTTCATCTCGTATAGTTTCAATTAAATTATTGTATTTCAGATCGTTTTCAAACTCTAATATTGCACATTCTCCTGCATCTCTATTTTTTAACATATGCAGAAAGACTTTGTTCTTAACTAGTAAACGATTTGGTCCATATTGTTGGATATTGAGTAATTCCGGTCTGTGAATACAGATAACATAATCTGACGCATGAAATATCGTATCAGCGGAAGAAATATCGCTACGCATTGGATAATGCATAGATGGATTATTAATTCTATCAGGAGCCTCAATGTTTCGATTCATCTGTGATAACTGAATTATAGTAGTATTAGGGTACTTCTTTACCTTAATAAATAGTTTCTGTAAATCTGAAATCACTTGCAGTGCACTTTCACGTCCTTGACCTTCAACAAGTAAAGTATGATCTAATATGATCACAAATTTTTTGTCTTTAGCTTTATTTTCGTAAAAGTAATCTATAGTAGAAGCTATATCTTCAACAGAACCCGGTGTATCTACGTAATATATCGGATATGATTTTATCTGTTGAGAAGCCTGTTCGACTTTGGCTAATATATCATCTTCTAACTCTATATTAGCGCTATATAGCTCAGTAGTAGTTTGCCTTAACTTACTACTTAATTTTCTACCTACCTGCCTAGAACTTAACATTTCAAATGAAAAATTAAGTACTATAACATCCTGATTAGAATTTAAATCTATTAAATCAGTTTCTAACGTATTAACAAATGATGATTTACCACTACCTGATATACCTACTATAGTATATATTGTATTTGGTTCAATTCCACCCATACAGTTTCGATTGAACTTATTCCATCTAGTTCTTAAAGAAATAATCTCATGATTCTTTCTTTTTCTAATATATTCTACTGCTTCGTTAGTTGCAGAGGATATATGACGGAATGATAGTGTTTTAGTAGATGTTTGCTCCATAATCATTACTTATTATAGGTTGGTCTACTTTCATTTGTTCCTCACAAGTCTCCCACTCATGTTGAGTGAGCCATTTCCACATAGTCTTCATATAACCTATTTTGCCTGTTAGCATCTTATTGTCAATTTCAAATCTTAGACAATTCATGATATGTTCATGCATTGCTTTAGATTTACCTACAATGCGGTTATATTCTTTCCTACATTTGTTTACATTAGCTCTTAAAAAACCTTTAGTTCCATCAGGTCTTATAACATAAACTGGAAATTGGTCATAAAATTCATCAAACATAGATTTATCTTCTTTAAGAAGTTCATCTAAATATGATGTTTTACTTATGACATTAGTATTATCTACATTACTGGTAGTAATCAGATTGCGAGATTCTAACTCTTGTATTTCTTCTTCATTAACTAGGCTGAGAAGTTTTTGAATGTCTTGATTGATGTTTTTGATATCACTCAATACAAGTGTTAGGAATACTAATTGATTAATAGATAAATTTGGTATTCTATCTAAGATAGAAGTGTCTATTTCTAAAATCATATTCTCATATATTATACGAGCTTACGGTTCTGAAATATATCTGATAAGCCTCTGTTAGTCCCATAGGCTCAATTGTAATGGTTTTAACTCTCTAATTATCTTATAGGCTTCCATTATATAATACCTATAATTAATCTTTCTCTCTTCAATTGGTTTATCATCTAAGTAATTTAATAAAGTAACACCAGATGCAGTAAGCATATTTTGATACTGTTTAGGAGTATTTACTATTCTTTTTCCTTGCTCCTTATAAGACTGTATATTATTGTCCCATACGTAGTTATCTTCTTCAATATCTCCTCCTTTCCATTTCCATAAGTATCCACCATCTGTAGATGCATAGAAACGGTTAGTTCTCTGTTGTTCTTTATTCATATACTCAACATGCCATTGTTTACCAGTTTTTTCTGACATTAAGAAATCTCTTATATCTTTGCAACCTTTTATAGTATCTTCTACTGGTACTCCATCTTTAAAAAAGTTTATTACTGCTTTCGGTATGATCTTTGGAGTTAAACCCTTCCCTAATTTCACAGTAGTAATAAACATACCTTTCTCTTTTACTTTACCTTCTTCAGTAATAGCGAAATAATCATTAATAGCATATTGATACATAGCTTTAAAACGATCTTCTTCTAAGGTAAGCTTAGTAAGTTGTTCCCATTCTCTACAAATATTGTTTGCTTTAGAATATACATCTCTCTTTAGAAGGACAAAGAGGCCATCAGTATTTGCTTGGACGATTCTACATCCAATTTGAGTTAGTTTTTCAGCTAGCATTAGTAATAGTAACTGTCCATTTATTCTAATCTGCATTACTGCAAAAGGACTATAACAGAAGTTATGTTCATTCTGTAAGTTACCTGATAATCCATTAAGAGCGAGCTTTAAAGTCTCATTTTTAACTTTATCACCTTTGTGTTTAGCTTCTATACGCTCATTCTTTATTTGTCTATACACTTCTAGAAATTCTTTACCTAAATGTTTAGGGTAGAACTCATATTCTATTAGCATACTTGGATATAGTGAAGCAACATCTATATCTATGAGCATTTCGTCTTCTTTAGGAATAATTATTTCAGGATCATTCACAGAATGTATCCCTCCAACTCCTACAGAGTATCTTAGTCCTTCAAATAAGAACTTGTTTTCATATCCTTTCCTACCTGGAGATACTATCTGTTGTTTCATATCAGATAATACCTTTTGTAGTATTGGACTATCATACTTAATAAATGGTAATATAACATCTTTTAATGGTATAACTGACATAGGAGATCTCAAATCTTTAATATCCCACCATGTTTGTCCCGTTTTCTCTAAATACTTTTGAGTTAGGATTTTCATGCCAATGTTTACACCATCTTTACTAAGTACTCTTACTTTGTATTCGTCTTCAATAGCTATTCTTAAATCAACATCTTTTTTACATCGATTGAGGAGTTCCTCAGTAGAATTAACGTCATTAATATTATACTCAATCATTGAGTCAATTTCTTTTTCAGGTAAATCTGCTCTCCAATCACATACAAATTCTTGTACATTCTTGTATTGCATAGTAACTTGCATCTCTTTCAAACCTACTCTTAATTTATTAGAATAGAGCATTGTTAGCAGGTCAAAAGATTCAAAATAAGTTGCATACTTCCACTTCTTCCAAGCGTCGATATTATCTTCACTAGAAGTAGTTATTACTTTACTAAGGTTAAATATAGATCTACAAATAGTTCTATATCCTTTGTATTTCATTATATTATAATAATCTATGATATAATTTATAATAGCATTATCATAATGTAGATTATTATATCCACAAAACATCTTATCAGTGTTTAGTTGAATATCTATAGTATACAAATCATTCCAATTATGCTGTTCATTTACTGTATGAAAAAATTGAACTAACTCATCTAATTGATTCTTTCTCTGCGATATTTCAAACATATATAATTGTCCTGTTTCAGAATTCTTTACAGTACAATGAAATACATTCGGAAATACCTCAATATCATATACATAAACAGTTTTGTTTCGTATAATCATATTAATAAAGTTAAAATTAGATCCTATAGCTGGACTCGAACCAGCGCAATCACACTATTACTAGCGGCTCTACCAACTGAGCTATATAGGAAACCAAATCGCGATTACGATATTTATTGTATTAATTTTATGCGGCTAGAAGTTTATTTCTAGTATAATAAGTAATATTATTATCTCCTTCAATGTCTTGAACTGTAATTCCAGCAAATGAAGTGTCCTTAACATACTTCTTAGCTAATTTAGCAGCTTTCTTCTTAGCTTCTTCATTAGTTTTTGCAATGAAATTGTCTGTTAAGAAATCGTAGGTTCTCATACTATCTCCTTCTCTCTTTCTCTGAATAGAATAGCGGAATTTTCTTTCCTTCGGCTCTTCTTTTACAGATAATTCTGCTGCAGTAGCACCTCGTTGTTTACCAGGTTTAATCTCTAATCTAGCATAAGGTAAAGCATCTAAACGAGCTTTCTTAGCTATTACACGCTGTTTACAGCGTTCTTTACACTGTTCATCTGTTAACGTAACAGGTACAGATTTAGTGAACAATTTGTTCTTTACTATACGAGTGAACTTTCTCTTTTCACTTGCCGTATAACGCTTTTTAGGATCAAATCCTGCTTCCTTCAGGATTTCCTTAATACGATCCTTCTTAGACTGTTTAATTCTTTTATTTTCTTCCATAGCTTCTTTAGCTACTTTAGTTGTAAACTCTTTTTGTCTTTTATCTATATAAATAACTTTTTCCATAATCTTGATAATTTTAAATGTTAATAAAAATGTAAGAGAGGGGACTATCGTCCCCAAGTCTTACGAATAATGTAATTACAACTATGCTGCAAGAGACATTGGTGCTGATTCAATATTAAGTATTGCACTCTCATTGAAATCTTCAATATCTTTATTTAACTTATTAATTTCTAACTGTAACTTATTTTTTAAGGTACTAATATATGCTGAAGTTAGTTCTTCAGAATTATTTAATCCTTTTTTTCCTTTAGCTCGCTTAAGCTTTGGGTCAATAGTTTTTATCTTGCTTAGATGAAACAATTGTTCCTGTTTTTCACATAAAGTAAATATAGCTAGATAATTATTTGTTGCAGGTAATTCAGAAAACTTCTTATAACCCATATTTATACATTGTAAATAGAGTTTAAGTAGTATTCGTTCATCTGCCATTTCCTGGATTTTTTCAAGTAACTTTTTCAAGTCAAAGTTACGGGTTGCCCCTTTTGGGATAACATTTTCATTTTTAATGATATTCCAGTATTTAGTAATCTCATTACTGAGTTCTTTACGCTTTGTAATAATATATTTAGATGTAATTGATTTCATATTAATTGATAATGTTTTAATTGTTAATACTCTACCAAATACGTCTACTAGTTAGTAGTTCCAACGGGATTCAAACCCGTAACCTACAGATTAGAAGTCTGTTGCTCTATTCAATTAAGCTATGGAACTGTTTAGAGATTACCCTGTTCAGTAATCTCTATATAAGTGCCCAATTCAGCACTGTAATAGAAATTTACTAGTACCAGTTCATACTATTGTTCTGTAATCCGACCGAGTTTAATAGGAATTACTCGTCCATCGGGTGTTTTAATACCAGCATAACCATATAGATTTCCATCCATCATGATTTTACCAGTGAGTCCATTTTCTTTTGCGTATTTTCTAATATTTTCCTGATTGATATATCTAGAATGTAATTCTCCGTCCGAACAATTCCGCATACTATCAAATAGAATATCTACTACGCAATCGAAATCACGTTTCTTTATTGCCTCATCAAGAATACTTTTAGTAATACCATCAAAAGCTATTTCATTACGAGTTCCATTAGAACCTGTTATAGCATCTGCTATACGAATTGCAGCATCAATAATACTTACCGATTCATAAGTATTAAAAAGTCTTTGCCACCACAACGGCCCACTACCATAATAGAAGAAGACCGATCCATCTTCTCTAATTGATACTTTTTTTGCGGGCTCTGAATGTCCTCCGTTCCAAATCTGAACTTTAGACAATATGGTTGGTTCAGAGCAAATTAGTATTCGCAGAAGCTCGATCCGTAAAGATGAAATTCTGCTATTCATGATGCTTACGCTTCTTCAAGTTTCACTTGAACGTGAACTTCAGTTTCGTTCTGATCTACTCCACACTGCCGTGCATATTCGATCTGAGCGCGTTCACCTTGTTCAATCATATCCCGTACAGTTTCTGAAAGTTTCATATACTTACGAGACTGTTCTTCGTAGAAATTGACAACACCAAAATTATGCAATTTCAGCAACTCATTAAGAGTAGGCAATTCCTCTGCAGAGAAGAACATTGGCTTACTACCGGCCTTACCAATACGTTCAATACATTCCGTTACAGTTGCCCGGTTTGCTTTCGTAAACTCAGGAGCTACTAACGGGAATACAAGGTTAGGATCGTTAGCTTTCGGATTCAAGACAATCTTTGGCTGACCATCAAGATCTTTAGCTAATAATTCTACACCTGTTATATCAATAGGCTTGATAATGAATACACGTACTTCTTGCCGTAATGTATTTTTATTATCAAGTACATCCTGTTTCCATTTAAGATCAGGATTTGTAGAGATCACTGTAAAAATCTGCTCTCCAAAATAACGACCGTACTGCTTTGCAGTCTGACGATACCGAGCCATGACTTGACTCTCAATTGATGGAGTACCGATACCTACAGTTACTCCAATAGAATTATTATTTTCCATACAAATGTTTCCTTTCTGAGTCCGTACTTGATATACCAATACGAACCATTTGGTTTATTCTTTAATTAATACTGTGTTAATGCTCTCCGCCTTTTCGATTATTTATGTTACTGAAATAATGTCAGTAGTGAACTCAATCACATAATCTACTCGGCATGCTGAAAATAAACGGTTAAATTTATGAGAAAAATTCTGTGAATTTTACTTCTGATAATTTCTGATATTTATGGTTTTAACGTCCCGTGTCGACGATTAAGATTCAACTTTTACGATGCTTAATGCACCTCTCAACGTAAGTTCATAACGCGATTAGTTGCATTATAAACAGCGCTTATCATCAGTCTACGATAGACCTACAAGGCATTTCCGTATATTGTCGATATTCTATTGAATAACGGTCGCTTTATTCTAAGCGTTACCAAACTCATGAGCTCATTGCTTATAGCATGACCCACTCATACCATGCATAGGATTTGTTGTTTATACTGCACGAATACTAGGATTTCCACCTATCATCTTACTTAGCTCCCTTTCTACTAGCGCTCTGCATATTAGCATTGCTCGACTAATAACGACCTTATTAGTGTGTAGGCTTACTTTTCGGATTCAGCGTTCTCAGTACATATATAGTTGCTGCTATATACTTTACGAGTGTCTATGTCAGCGTAACGGTTGGCAGTCGGGGTGACTTGGACTCTTCATTGCTTACATACAACGTAAGCTGCTATGCGTCTGACCTATCATTGAACTTCCCAATTATTAAATGTTAAACAATTTAGAATACATTTTTCCAATAGCCCATTCTATTAGGCATAAGTACATCAGTTAATAAAGTATATCCTCACATACTTTAAACATATCAGCTGGTTATAAGATTCTATCCTCATAGCATCCTGTATAGGTCTTATTACTTTGTTAGTTTTTTAGTTACTACGATGTTTAATCTTCAACTCTGGTTGAGTTTATATCTTAAACAAAGACGTTTACATATCTTAAAACGTATAAGCTCTGCTGTTTTTTAGAAGGTGTTCTCTAAGCTTCACCTCAATACATTTCTGGATAATTAATTAAGACTTGCTAAAGGTCTCTATCCTCTTAGAATCAGGGTTATAGCGCCCTCAAACCGCATGGACATTCTTTGTCCAGTCATTCCTCATTCAATTATACTCACACGAACGACTAAGCACGTGAGTCACTTCAGACTTGAAAGGCGGTATCAATCTCATATACCTCATTCCTTATACGTAAGTTCTTTTGCAGCACACTATTTACGATAATGCACAGGATTGGCTCCTGCTCCACGATAATCAGTCGAATGTCATGGTTCCGCTCTCGCTTCACTCATTCGGATCATTGCGTTTCCAGCTTTCATATCCTTACTTTGTATAAGTATGTACCATAACACGGTTACCCTTACATTAGTATCAGTTGTTTTATCTACCTTCATAAGTACAAGTTCCAATGTTTATTATATTGCATCACAGCTGATGTGTACTGAACACTGTAGATTAGCCCTTTTGTCCGTCTTCGCAATCAGCTCGCGCGGCTACACGATTTTGTTCTACTGCGAGTTTGGACCCCGCAGGTTGGTAGCAATTACCTAGTTTTTTAGAATGTTTCGCCTGCTCTTTCCAAAGGAGCTGATTCAAAGATTCTAAGGCTAGGAACCCGATTGTCCCTATTGCGTCATCGTTGTTTATACTCCTACTTGATTCTGACTGTGATAGTCTAACACGAGTAATTATAGAGGATTTCGTTCCCCTTGTACTGTTTGTATTTGGATTAAATTGTTCCTCCTACGAGTCTTTAGCATTCACCAAAACGGTTCTCAATGCCTAATGAAGGTTGTACACTCTAACCTCCTCTTACATAGTTTTCAAGTATGTAAGCTAGTATCCTACCTTTTGGGTATCTCACAGTTGTAGCTGCTAACATATTCTCGGATTCTGTCTATTTCGGACTATGCGTTAATGAACACAAACTTCCTGACGTAGCGGTATGACTTCCCAATTATAACTACCGGAGTGATTTACGCTACAGTTTTACTCCTCTCGAACTACAGTATAATTATAGTATTTATATTGCGGCTATTACTGTTAACTTTTTTCCGCAGGACTTTTCTCTTCAGCCGTATTCTTTTGTAAATCTGGTTCTATCTGTTGAACTTCTCCTGTTACTAAATTAATAATAGCTATTTCTTTAGTACCTCGACAAATAGTTGCGCATCTATTTCGTATTTCATTACTACTGATATACTCGAGCGGATCCATTCTACTAGGATCAAAACCATCCAATTTACTACAACAATTACTTACAGACAAACGTAAGTACTGAGCTAAGCATAAGCAATCTGCTTCTGCAGCCTTTAATCTAACCTCTAAGAAATTAGAACTTTCACCTTGTACAATGAAATAAGCTGCTTGTTCTTGAACCTTATTGATACTACGTTTTGCAGATATAAGGTCAGCTAAAATGGTAGATAATCTAACCATTTGCTTAAGAATAATGCGATTCTTATTACTCATTACTACTAATAGTTTTTAATGGAGAAATAGGTGTAGTACCTTCTGGAACTTTACCCACACTTTTTACATATGGATATCCAGTAGATTTGACCTCTACCTCTTTTACTATAGTTTTATATTTTACTATAGGTTTTGGCTCATTAGTAGTCTTAACATTCACAATTGCGTCTGTTGTTCCTTTTACAGATACTTCGTTAGTAGATAGATCTATTTCAACATCTATCTCTTGCACAGACTTCTTCACTTCTTGTGGAATAGTTCTAGCTATACTAGGTAGTTCTATTACAGAAGGAAATACAGGTGGTTGTGCCTGTAATGTGTTCGTTGGTAGCAAGTTATAGCCAATGAGAACACTAGCCATAAACATGCTAACAATCGATAATACTCTAGAATTCATATTGATTATGATTTTTTAGAGAATAGTTTCTTCCAAAAGCTTAAACTTAGCCATATTTTAGCTGGGTTTAATTTTTTTTTTCACTTGTTGGAAATTCGCTTTCCTTAGGACTGCTGATTGACTCTCCGCAGTATTCTGCGAGACGATCTGCTGGATTACGATACAGATTAATAATCTGACCTACTACCATTCGCAATTCTGCATCAGTAGGTTTATGTTCCTTCGGGAAGTAATTAGTACGAAGAATACCTAAGACTTTTCGAGCTGTTGAACGATTGTTCTCAAGTTCAGATTTCTTACTCTCTTCTGCACTGTTAATAGTCTCATTACTGAGATTATAGTCGGCAAATATCTTGTCGATATATTCAGTACCAAGATTACCAACAATAGCATTTAATGCCTTGTCTTCCGTCGGTTTCAATGTATTGTCATCCTTTAGCTTATAGCGGAAGTTCTCTCCAATAAGAGCTTTTAGTGTACTTGCAATCTGTTCTTCAGACCAACCAGCTTTAGACATGTGTGTATGCAATATTGCATGAGCACTACATGGAGAGCCTGTTTGAGAAGTATACAGATATACTGCACGACCAAGACCTTGTAATAAGCTAACTGGTTTAATTCTTGTGAAGATCTCTTCCAGCCATTCAGCTGTAGTTCTGTCATCAAGAGCCAGTTTCTTATCTGCATTTTCTTCTTTAGTAATGCAATAAGTACGATACCATTCTACGATGTTAACGATGTTTTCTGCCATATTCTTTCCGTTTTTGATGATATGTTCTAAGGCAGAATTTACCATATCATCAGAAGTGATCTTGTTTGGATCAAGCTCAACCTTTTCTTCTTTAATAGAAGACGTACCTGCATCTTTAGAAAGCTCATTAGGTACTTCAGATTTTGTAAAATCGATAGACAACTGTTTATCGTTTCCAGGCAGAGCTTTAGCAGGAGCTAGTTTAATTCCTAGCATTTCTGCCATACTTTGTAGCGGCATGATTTGATTTGCATCAATCTGAAGTTCGAGTTCACCTTTCTCTCCACGATTAAACAAATCCTGACGGACATCTACAAGTGCTAACAATGTCACAACATCAATGTTACGATTAATGTCAGCATACATTTCTGGATAGCGTTCAGCTAATTCTTTGTTATTTGCGTAACGCTGTTGCATTACAAATGATAACATAGCTTTACCGTCAAGAGACGAAGATGTAGACCCTATAGGAATTCCTACGTTGTCAACTGCATTTACTAAGGAAGTAGCACGTTTAATTGCAACTTCTGCAGGATCCTTCTTTACATCCTTAGATGCATCTTCAGGAATAATTGTGGGAATCTTTGGTTCCTTTTTCTTAGAAGGAGCTTTTTCCTCTTTCTTCTGCTCTTTCTGGGTGGCTTGAGGCTTTTCTTCCTTCTTAGTCTCTCCCTTCTTTGCAGAAGTTTCATTAGTTACTGTCTGTGCAGCTACTTGCTGAGTATCCTCAGCTTTCTTAGTCTCAGTTTTAACTTCAGGCTTATCGTTACCACCATTAGCGATTGCAGCCTTCTTCTCTTCCTTAGCTGCTTTCTTTGCAGCTTTCAAAGCAGCTTTTCTTTCTGCTTTAGTCATTTCTTTTTCCATAATTCTTGATAAATTGTTTGTTCCAAAAAGTTAATTAATATTTGTTTGTAATAAAAATAGAATGTTTTAAGAGGTTCAACTATCATCCTCTATTGCTGGTGAATCTCTCCCATTAGTGGCTGTTGTACTAGTTAATGCGTCAAATGAATAAAGCTTTGCAATGTAACCTGCAACTACTGTTATAGTAGGATCTTCTACGATCAACTCAATTGAGTTTTGCATGCACGCTACACTCTCCTCATTCACGGTGTTAACTAGTTGAGTAAAAGTAGCTGTATTATCTACCTTAGTAGACTTTACAACTTCTTTACTCAACAAACCTACTAATAGACCAGCCATAATAGCAGAGATAAAACTCCACCAGATCTTAGTACTGCGAAATACTCGCGAAAGTACAAATGCTACTATTAATAGCACAATAATCCAAGCTGCTGTCATAATTAGTAAATCTTTTTTAGTTTAACAATTGTTTAAGTTTCTCTCTAGCCTTATTGAGTGTCGATTTTACTTGACTCTCACTAAGACCAAGTTGCTCTGAAATCTCTTTGTAAGAGAGATTATTCTCAGTACGCAACTTTAATATATTCCTATACTTAAAGCGAAGTCTTGATAAAGCATCTTGTAGTTTCAAATTTGTTTCTTCAAAGATATAATTCTCTTCAGGTGAATGATCTGCAGAATCACTCAACTGGAAACTATTATCACTATCGTCAATCCAATAATTTGACTTCTCTTTTTTAGTACGACGAATATAGTCAATACTACTATTAATAGCTATTGTTTTTAACCACATCTCAAATGAAATGTTATTAACATAACTACTAATCTTAGAAAAAGCTTTTATGAAAGTAACTGATGTTAAATCATCAGCAACGTCTCTGTTATTTACTATATGATATATAGTAATGTAGATAGTTTGCTTATACTTTTCATAAAGCTTTGTAAAGGCAATCTGTTTGCCTTCTTTCGCCTGTTTGATCAGATCGAATAACTGTTGTTTTTCTTCATCTGTCATATCTACGGGCTTTATAGTGGATATAGGGCCGATCAAAGCCCTATATCCTTAGAATGGCAATCCTAGTACATATCTACAATGCCAATTTTCCCAGCTTTTCTTGAACTGCTTATAGATATCCCATACACATTCCATAAAACTAATTTTCATTTCTCTAGAATAAACATTATGTGGTATTTTGTTAATCATACCACATAATATTCTAATTCTTACTTTGATAGTAAAATCAGAATCTTTACCTATTCTTTGGAGTATATTCATATCGAGCCATGCTATGATAGGAGTGCCTCTGAATCTAGTCTTAGAATACAGTCTTGTATGGGTTTTCCATTCGTCATTCCAATTAAAACTGTTATATCTCTTGCCCCAATGAGTATATACTCTATTGGTTAAACTATAAACGTCCATTACGCTTTAGTATTTTTTGTATCTGAAGTATTACGACGTTAATCTGTGATAATGACCACTCAGTTTTACTCATGATATAACTTTTAGTAGCCATTACTCCACGACCATTAATCTTAATATCTTCTAGATATCTTTCTGTGAATTCCTTTATCTCATCTTTAGAGATATTAGGCATCTTCGTACCACGTATCGTTTTACGATAAGGTGGTAGATTACATATTTCAGAATATTCATATTCTAAGAATACAAATGCATCTGGATCTGCATAGATACTCTGAATTTCAATAGATTCCTCTTCGAGGATTGTAAACTTACCTCTTTGAACGAGGTCATTCATATATAAAGCTGAAGTAATCCTAATACAAGGAGCTTCTCCAACACAATTAGCAAGTAGTTCAAAACTCTCGCCAATAATCCGGTATATACCAGGATGATTAAGTCTCATGATTATTAATTTGTTTTTTAAAGTTATCTACTATTCCAGCTATTTCCGACATTCTTAGATCTGGATACTTCTGAGCTACTTTATTAATAGCTTCATTTTCAGTACGAGAATCATTAAGTAATTTAATGAATTCAGTCTGTTCGGCTTTTGAGTCGAACCACGCAAAGTATCTTACACGCATTGATATTCGATTTCTTTAATTTTGTTACCTAATTCTTTCCACTTATCAACATCAATGTCTGTTGCATCTATTAAGTGGATTATATCCGCTCTAGTATTAAACAGTCTTCTGATGTACGCTATACCTTCTTTGTAGTGATACCTATTTTTATAAGTATATGGTACTACACTATGCAACCGATGTATTAATTCGGTTTTCATTCTCATTTCTGTTGAAGCCTTATCCCATGATTCAGGTAAGTTTTCTCTGATAAAATTCATTAATCCCATTTCAAATTAATTTATTGATTAAATTTAATTTAGTTGTAGTAAGTAGGAGACTCGAACTCCTTATCTCTTGGTAAAACCCAAGGCTTCACTACCATGCAAAGCTTACTTACTCCAGCTTTTTACGACATTAGCTTAGCCGTTAGATTACTTACGCTACTAAGCGAGTGTAATCTGTTACATAACTTGCGTTGCCAGTTATCTGCTTATTGACCTATTCTACTTCACATTGTCGCTGTCAAATTCATTCAGCCCCTTGTAATGTAATAAAGTGCCAGCTAGAACGAAGCTTCTAAATTATCCTAGCTGTTATCAGGCAGCTCAAGCAATTACTATCTCGCGAGCACTTAAGGGAGTCTCACCCACATCCTTTAGCACTTGTTGTGGAGCTGGAGGGGATCAAACCCTCGTCCATACGACTGATTCATAGACCTAGCAGTCAATGTGGGTATATGACCGACCAAAGTCATATACCCTATGGTCTTGAGATGGTTAATCTCTATTACTGATCTTGATAATACTAACGATATCTGATATAGAACATTCTCAAACTCGTTACTTAGTTCTATAAGATTCAAAGATTCACAAATATCTGTCTGACTTGATATCACGACTAAAGCGTTTCAGCATTATTACTAATGCGGGACAATCTTATTGTCGCGATCTCAGACTTATGATCAGTAGTTCATTGTAACACCACATAATTGATTCAAAGATTCCATATGTGACCTGTTAATTCAGGTCCGTGTGCGCTGGTATCCCCGGCAAAAGCCCAACCGCCCCTCACTAAGAGTATTGATTCAAAGATTCTAACTCTGGTGTCTCTTTTAATTTGAGAATTAATTTTTGTTTCCAGGAACTAATTCTCCGTATCGCCATTGCCATGAATTCGGGAAGATTTCGTTCAGCTCACGAAGAGATTCATCGATACTCTTTCCAATTTCAATCAAGTCTTTGTCAAACTGCTTCTTCATCTCACGAGCTTCTTTGTCCCATGCTGTTACAGGTTTCTTTCCGCTCTTGACATCTTCAGCTAGTTCTGACAAAGACTTCAGATAGCTTTTGATACGTTGGTTTGTACGATTAGAGCGACGAACTTGCAGT